CACTTCGGCAGTCGGTGGAGTTCTTGGAAACGATAATGGAGCAAAAATATGCGACCAAGGTTTAGGGGGTTCAAACCAATTACCTAGTGCTGTTTTAGAATGTAATTCTACTACTCGTGGTTTCCTTCCACCAAGAATGACTACAACACAAAAGAACGCAATTGCAACACCTGCAACGGGACTTCAAATATACGACACCACTTTAAATCGTCCGTGTTTTTATGACGGAACAACTTGGATAACTTTATAATAAAAATATGAAAACACAACCAACACAAGGCGTAGCAATTGAACCAATTGTATACCCACTTAACGCAGGAACGGCAACGCAAATGTCCGTTTTAGTTCTTAACTTTACAACTGAGGCAACGACTTGCACAACGTATTGGCAACTGCTATCCGAAGACGGACTCCAACTATCTCAAGGTAACTACACTTTGACAGAAGAAGAGTTCGCAGCTTGGGGGCAGGATAATAACTACGTGAACGAGGTCGTCGCTGCCGCTATTGGCGTAACAATTATTAATCAAGTAGTTGCTGAATAAAATAATTAATCTATATTTGTAAAGAGAATTAATAATTATTAAAAATAAGGGTTATGAGAATTATTTTAGAAGAACAGCACGTAAAGGAATTAGAGAACTTTGCTAATGAATTACCAACAAAGTTTGGCGCTCCTTTACTAAATTTTTTAAACAAGTTAGCAAATGAGCAAGGCCAAATACCTACTAATTCTGATAGTGTCTCTACTGATGGCATGCAGTCCACAGAAGAGATTCAGTCGATTAGTAACTAAGCATCCAGAATTATTAACAACTGATACTTTAATTATTAAGGATACAATTAGAGTAATTGTACCTGAAGTTAAAGTTGATACAGTTGTTAAAGTAAACGACTTACTTGATACTATCTTTATAGAAAAAGAGCAGTTAAAAGTAAAAGTATGGATGAAAGGCGACGATGTATTTATCGAAGGCAAATGCGATACTGTTTACGTAGATAAAATTATTGAGAGAAAAATCCCAGTAAAATACTACGAAAAAACACAAACTTTTTCTCAAAAAATTAAAGAAACGGTAATAGGCGTATCTATTACCGTTTTTCTATTATTATTAATTTATGCCTTTTATAAATTCTTAAATCGAAGATAATGCAAGAAGTCTTACAATACGGATTACTAGCTGCTACTACTATTATTGGATACTTTCTAAAAATCATCCATAATGACGTTAGAAAAAACACTGAAGAGCTTGGAAAGCTTAAAGGTAAAATAGAATTAGTAGAGCAAGAAAGTAGATTAAAATTTGAGACAATTCAAATGCAAACGCAAATTGAAATTAAAAATCTTGCAAAAAATGTCAGTGAATTATCTGATGCCGTTAAACAATTAATTCTTAAATAATGGACACAACAGCAGTAGAAACAACGGCACCAGACTTTGGTGTATTTGCACAATTAGCAGACTACGGTCCGCTTGGTTTAGCAGTTCTTGCTCTTGGTTACGTAGCTTGGTTATTTATCAAAAGATATCTTGATGAAAACAAGAAAATGAAAGAAGAGCTTACAGAAAAGAAAGTAGTAAAAAGAAAAACTAAGAAGTAATGTCTTTTGGTCCTTTTGAAGTATTAACTCAATACGGCGTATTAGGTTTTGCAGTTTTAGGTTTAGGGTATCTTTGTTGGATGTTTCTAAATCGTCTAATGAAAAGCGAAGACGAGTTAAAAGCAAAAGTAGAAGAATTAGAAGGCGAGTACAGAGAAAATTTAGAAGACAAGCTTACTGAAAGTACAGAAAGCTCAAAAAGCCTTAAAGAAATAGTTCTTATGTTTTTAAGTAAAAAATGAAAAAGAAGCTGTTAGTAGTAGGTGCGCTATTTATTACTCTTGTTTGTTTTCAAGTGTTTTCAAGTGGTCACGGTCATGTTGTTGTTGTAGAAGATAATGTACAACTTACAGGTAAAAATAAACAACTTACTACAGCTAATAAAAAATTAACAACAAGTGTTAGTAAGTTAAAAGCTGAAAATGCAGAATTGACAGAAGATAAAGCAAACCTAGAACAGATGGTGTCTGAAGTAATAGGAGATTTAGACAGTACAAAATCTGTCGTTAAAGACATTAAAAAAGAACTAGCAAATGAAAAGGATATTGTTCGCAAGCAGTCTAGTGGTAAGCAGTTTGAGTTTCAGCCAATCACGTTACCCACTTCAGACAGTAATTGACGGAGACTCTGTTGTCATTCTTACTAAAGCACAAGCTGATACTATTAATGCAATTTTTGATAATCAAAAAGCTAAAATTGCAAAGTTTAAACAAGAAATTAAAATAAAAGACTCTATTATAACTTTACGAGATACTCTCTTAATTTTTTACAATTCTCGGTATACTGAATACAAAACAATTATAGAGACTCAAATCATTAGAGAAGATAAACTAGATACTATTAGAGAATGGCTTGCAGATCGAGCTAAAGAAGGAGCGTGGATTTATTACTCTTACGAAAATAATGAAATAGTAGCAGTTAATCTTTCTGATTATGTTGTACGTAAAGATGATTATACAGGCGATATTATGTTTTTTAAACGAACAGAAGATTGTCCAGATGACGATAAACAAAAAGAACCGCCTGTTGGTTGGCACACTGATATTGTAAAACCAAGAAGACCTAAACTAAATATTTTTAAATTATGAAAAAGTTTTTTAGAGAATTAATCTCAGATGACAATCAAATTAACGAACAAGCTTTTGTAGGCGTTATTTCGTTTTTTGCAATGGTGTTTGTATTATTAACAGATGTCATCACAGGAATTATTGGTAACGAATTAATTATCAAAGAATTTATTTTTGATGGATTTATGTTATTAACTTTAGGAGCCTTTGGTATTACTACTGCAGGACGTATTATGAAACTCAAAAACAAAGATAAAGATGCAACTAAGTAAAAATCTAGCATTGTCAGAAGTAACTAGAAGTGAAACTGCAAAACGTAGAGGTATTTCTAACATGCCTACACCTGAACACATTGAAAACTTTAAAAAGTTAGCTGAGAATGTGTTTCAACCTATCCGTGATCACTTTGGTGTTCCTATTCGTATCTCATCAGGCTACCGCTCTGCAGCTTTGAATAAGGCTATTGGGGGCGCATCTTCCAGTCAACATTGTCAAGGTGAAGCTATTGATATTGATATGGACGGTACAACAGTAACTAACGCTCAAATTTTTAATTACATCAAAGACAATTTAAACTTTGATCAATTAATTTGGGAGTTTGGTACAGATACTAATCCTGATTGGGTACATGTTAGTTATGACTCTGCAGGTAAACAACGCAAGCAAATTCTTAAAGCTATTAAGAAAGGCGGAGCAACATCTTATTTGCCATATAAATAGCAAATGACTACTATTTGCCACAGCAAAAATGTCCATGAAGTTATACTACCATTAGGTAGTAAAAAACTTGGTATATTTTCAGATATTCATTGGGATAATCCTAAATGTGACTGGGATATTTTAAAGAAAGATCTTGACTACTGCAAAGAAAATACAATCCCCGTTATGTTTAACGGGGATACTTTTTGTTTAATGCAGGGTAAATGGGACCCAAGAGGTACCAAGTCTGACATTCGCCCTGAGCATAATAATATTAGATATTTAGATTCTATTATTGAAACGGCTGTAGATTTCTTCACGCCTTACGCGCACTTAATCACTGTTATCGGATACGGCAACCACGAAACTGCAATACTTAAACGTCATGAAACAGATGTACTTCAGCGCTTTGTTGACTTGCTTAATTATAAGAACCATACTAACGTTCAAACAGGAGGTTATAGTGGTTGGTTAATTATTAAGCAAGAATATAGAAAAGGAGTATTTTCTACTTTTAAAGGTAAGTATTTTCACGGTTCAGGTGGTGGAGGTATTGTTACACGTGGAGAGATTAATCTTACTCGTGCTTTAGAAACATATGAAGATTTTGAATTCTTTATTATGGGACATATTCACGAAAATAAATGTACTAATGTAGTACGTGATAGTTTGATAAGTCATTCTACAGGCTATAAGATGGTTCATAAAAATATTCACTTAGCAATAACTGGTACTTATAAAGAAGAATTTGGTGATGGCTCAAAAGGATGGCACGTTGAGCGTGGCGCACCTCCTAAACCTGTAGGAGGCAGAATTTTAGAATTTTTTACAAGAAGAGAATTAACTGGTAAATCAGAGAAGATATTAAAAAGCATCGATAGTTACAAATTCCCGTTATAATATTTAACTTTGTTAAAGTAATTAATTATTAGGGGAGAGACGTGGTTTAGCTCTCCCCTTTTTAAAATTTAAAAACTAACTATTTTATTAGTTATATTTGTTTAAAATAAAGAATATGATAATTAGAAATAATTGGAGACATCCAAAAAGACAATGGGACAAATTAGCCATTAAGTTTAGAGTGTCTTCTTTAGATATTTTTACAGTAGAATTTGATATTTCTAGAAACTTCTACTGTTTAACAATATTAAATGTTAGCTTAAAAAATAGATAATGGCGAAGATTAAAGATATGACAGGTGGAGCGAAAGCTAAAGTAAAAGTGTCTCGTCCTGGTGTTCATGCTAAAACAAAAGTTTCTAAACTCAAGTCATCTAAAAAGTATAAAAAACTTTATAGAGGGCAAGGTAAATAAATAAGTTATGTTAACTCTAGAAGATCTTCATGCACAAATAGATGAATCATTGGCGATAAACTCCATTGAATCTTCTTTTTCGTATGAGTTATATACTGATTTAATTAATGAGCAAAGATCTCTTTGGTTACGTAACGAGTATAATAAAAACCGTAGTATAGATCCTTATGTAGTACAGACATTAGCCTGTGTAACATTAGAGCCCGTTAACCCTATTGATTGCTGTATTACTGTTCCTACAGGGTGTAAAGTATTACGTACTACTAAAGCTATTCCTAATACTATTGAATTCTTTTTTACAAAAGGGATAGTATCAGTAGGTTCTCCTGATATTACTAAAGCAAGAATTTCATTAATTGATTATGCAAGAATAGCATTTATTGGACATGGGCGCACAACAGCTAAGTCTGTATATGCATTTTTATATGATGGTTACATGTATCTTATTAGTAAGAGTCCAGAATACTTAATGACTAAATACATTACTATTCGTGGTTTATTTGAGGATCCTACAAAACTTAGTGATTTTATTAACTGTGAAACACAGCAAAAATGTTGGAGTCCGTCCGATCCTTATCCAATAAATCAATGGATGTGGGCATATATTAAACCATATATTTTACAACAATTAATGCAGAAAACAGTATCTGCACTAGATAATGCTAATAATGCTAATGACGATAGAGTACAGCAAAACGTAACAAATGCATAATTTTTTAAAGCGGGGAAAAGGTAAAATACTAAGCAGTGTAAAGAAACAAGATTTCTATAAAGACTACAAAGAAAGAAGTAGTAACCCAATAGACATCAAACTGTTTAACAAATTTAATAAAGAACTATTGCAACTATATAGTACAGAAATAGTTACAACAGGATTAGAATTAAGAATTCCGTATGTAGGAAAATTAAGAGTAAGAGCAAAAGATTTACACTTTTTTCGAGCAGATGGAAAGTTAGCTAAGAGTCTAAAAGTAGATTGGCAAGCAACCTGGAGTTATTGGGAAAAACTTTACCCAGGAAAAACAAAAGATGAAATTACAGAAATAACTGGCAAAAAGTTATTATACCATGAGAACACACATAGTAACTCTGAGTTCTATGAACACTTTTGGGATAATTACAGTGCGCCATTAAAGTATAAAAGTTTTTATAATTTTAAACCGTCTAGACAATATTCGCGATTAATTGCTAAGACTGTCAAAGACCCAAACAGAAAAACATTTTATTATGGATGAGGCAATGGAATACAAAGAAAACGGTAAAGAAGTAGAATCTACTGTTAAGATTACCCGCAAACAATTTGAAGATGGTGGCTCTGAGGAGACTCGTGTAGAACAAGTTGAAGGTGGTTACATTATTACTAAAGAATGCCGTTATAAAGACGAAAAAGGAGAATGGCAGTGGAAAACAGAAAAGTCTGTAAGCACTGAAGATCCTACTCAAGAAAAAACACCAGAGGCTATTGCTAGCCGTTTAGAAGAAGCACTTAAAAACTTAATGTAATGTACTCAGGCCAACATGTTTCTTATAAAGCAATCCTTGATAAAGTTATCAGGGATTTCGGCTTTAACTACGATGTCCAAGAAGAAGAAGGAGTAGAATGGTTGGCCGAGTTTATGGCACACACTAATGTAGGTGTCACAATGGTTGAACAAATTGCTTATGTACATATATGTGATGGTAGAGGAGATCTTCCATTTGATTTATATAAAATTGGACAAGTAGCTCAAATACAAGGTATTGATAGTGTAGAAGAAGCTGAATGTGGTAAAGGTTCTATGTATCCAATGCGTTGGAAGACTGATTACTTTCATAAACGTTATCATTTAGATGATAGAGATTACACATCACAGTCTGCAGAGACTTATACTGTTGGCCAAGGATATATTTTTCCTTCTTTTGATAGCGGTTTTGTAGCAATCTCCTATAGTGCTATTCCTACTGACGATTGCGGTTATCCTACTATTCCTGCAGAACAGCAATGGTTAGAAGGTGGAGCTCACTATGTTGCGTACAAAATAGCACGCAAACTCTGGATACGCAATGAATTAGCTGCTGATAAGTTTCAAATTATTGAGCGTGATCGAGATTGGTATTTTGCACAAGCAGTTAACCATGCTAAACAATGGCAAAATGTTGACGAAGCAGAAAGTGTTAAAAATGCTACTGTACGCACTATTCCTGCTATGCAGGATCATGCTAGCTTCTTTGCTAATATGCAGCTTCCTGAGCAACGTAAGTTCCGTCCTAAAGCTGGTTCGGCTCTTATTTCTACAATTCATACACTAAGCGAAAACGCACAAGGTCCTAACCCAGCTATCTAATCATGAAGCAACACGCAAATAGTTACCAAGGGATGAATAAAGATACGGCCTACGATAGTATAGCGCCGACTTTTTATATAGATGCATTAAATGTTCGAATTACTACAACTCAAGGAGAATCATTAGGAGGATTTACTAATATTAAAGGCAACGAATATGCTTTTAGTTTGCCTTTAGACAGTGATCCTCCAGGAACATGGACAGCAACTAATCCAGTAATTATTGGTTATGCTACAATTCGTACTAGAATTATATTATTTGTTGCAGATGATTCTGGTACTAAAGGCTGGATTTATGATGTACAATATAACCCCGCTGATAGTACTATTACTTCAGGTCCTACATTATTGTATTACAGTGCAAATCTTAATTTTAAAAAAGAGTGGCCAATTGAAGCATTAGGTCGTTATGAGTCTGAGAATATTCAAAGAATCTATTGGACAGACTATAATAATTTTTTTAGATCCGTAAATACTAAAGATGTTAATCTTGCTACAACTCCAGTAGGATTAATAGATATTTTTCCTGATGTAATATTTACACAACCTTTAATTACAGGTATAACTAGCGGTGGAGGATTAATTGGTGGCACTTATCAAATTAGCTACAAGCTTATTACTTCTGACGGAAAAGAAACTTTAGTAGCCCCTCCAAGTAATATAGTACACATTGTATCTGATGCAGAGAGTGGTAATTCTTATACGTACAATGGAGACCCAACACCTATTAATACAGGTAAAGCTATTACTATTAAGATAGATACTACAAACTATCAAGATTTTTATAAAATAGAATTTTTATCTATTTACAAATCTTCTGTAACTGCTGCACCAGTAGTAACAAGTATAGAGCAAGTTACTCTTGATGGTGCAAATACAATCTCTATTATTTATACAGGAACAGAAAGCTCTTCTTATGATGTAGAACTATTTGATTTTATTACTAAAAACTATCAGTTTAAAACGCCTAAAACTATTACTCAAAAAGATGGGTCTCTAGTCATTGCTAATATTAAAGAATCTTTAGTAAGTATTCAAGATTTATTAGCACCAGGTGAAACATTTGATGCAAAAACAAGACGATATAAATATAACGGTGGTAGTCCAATACCTCCTTATACACCAGGTACTGCAACTAACGATTTATTAAATGCTTTTAATGTAGACTATAACTCTGATGCACACTGGAATAATACTTGGCATACAAACAGTCAATATAGATATAAGTCTGACGGACTTCGTTTAGGAGGACAAGGCCCAAACATTTCTTATACTTTTCACTTAGAACAATATACTATAGATTCTACTCCTATGAGTGGTTTTGGATTACCAGGTGTAACTCAAGTACCTAGTACTCCAGATTCTCCAGCACATAATCTAAATGATGGATATGGAGATTACGCTAATACTACTTTTCCTAACTATGCATCGCCCTTTATTTCAGGATTACTGCGTGGTTATAAACGTGGAGAAACTTATAGATTTGGAATAGTATTTTATACTAAAAAAGGAGAAGCTAGTTTTGTTGAATATATTGGAGATATCAAATTTCCTGATATTTCTGAAAGAGATAGTGTTACTAATAACTCAGGCACTACTCACTGGCCATTAAGTATTCCTGGAACAGGTGATACAACTTACGGTTATGCTATGGGTATTAAATTTACTCTTGATTTTTCTACTTGTCCTAGTTTACTTAACGAAGTAGAAAGCTATCAAATAGTAAGACTTAAAAGAGATATAGCAGATACTAGAAGAGTGTCTCAAGGGATTCTTAAAAACTTTTATTATAATCCAGTAATATCACCGCCATCAGGATCAGATTTTGATTTACAAGTAGATGGAAACGGTAATGTGCTACACTTATATCCTTTTTATCCAGAAGGTTCTGGACCTTATACTATTTACGATAATGGATCTTTTGCTGTATTTGGTGACACTAGTTATGTACCACAATTTGCAAATTTTGAAAGATTAGGAAATTATGTAAACTTTTATTCCCCCGATGTCTCTTTTAACAGCAGTAACATATCTAGTATTACTAATATAGGAAGTAACCCATGTTTACTTGTTACAGGGGCTTTAGGAACATTTGTTTCATATACAGATTCAGAAGATTACAGTGCAATAGGACTTTCAGATAATTGTATAGACACAAGAAAGCAATTTAGAAAAGTATTTCCTGTAAACTTTAATTCTGTACAAAATATTAGAAAGTGGCAAATTAACCAACTATTCCGCATGGAAGACACTAGTGATTATACACAAAAAGTAACGCCTTTATTTGGTAGCTATTATATGCGTAATTATTGGTGTATGGATGACTATGAAGACACAGCAGATCCACAAGTAAATCCTAATAGGCCACAGCAAGGAATTAATAACACTCGACCTGAGTTTTATAAATCAGGTTCTAGTATAGCAGGAAAAATAGGCAGGATTACAGTAGACTTTTTTACTGGTAATCCTGTACCTACTCCACCATCTGTAGATTACTTTGCAGCACCATCTTTTATCAAGCCGTTAAATTCTTCTACATATGCTCCATTAACAGATTATGAAAATTATTATCCTATCATAGATACTTTATTGCCAAAGCTTGAAGTATATGGAGGTTATACATTAAATAGTTTAGAGTCTAATAAATTTATTCCTGCATCTCCATTAATTGATGTAGCAAATACTTCTCCTGTAGTTTTTGGAGGAGATACATTTATTAATATGGCAGTTATTTCTACAGGATTAATAGAGTTTAATAAAGATTTTTATGCTGCTAATGATTTGTACCGTAAGAACAAAGCACAGACTCAAGCATTTCCTATAGAGTCTACTATTAATATAGACTTAGATTACGGCGCCAATATTCGTACTAATGTTAAATATGAATTTGATACAGAACGCAGCGTAATTCTTAGACAAGAAACTAATAATGCAGAAGCAGCTTATGCTAAAGTATTAGACATGTATCAATACAATTTTGTTTACTCTGCAGAAAAAGATGATGTTGGATTTTTTATAAAACCACAAAATTTAATCTATAGTGGTGCTAATGATATTAGGGCGTATTTGTCTAATGTAAAAATTAATGAAGAAGTTATCGACTCTTGGACAAAGTTTGGAGCTAATAACTTTTATGATATTGATGATTATGGTCCTATCAATAAAATATTAAACTGGAAGGATTTAGTATTTTTTATTCAAGATAAAGGAATAGGTACTTATACAATTAATCGTGCTGCTGTAACTACTACAGCAGATGGAGTACCGACACAACTTGGTACAGGATTAGGATTTGGTAAACATATTTATCATTCTAAAGTACATGGATGTATTCATCAATGGGCAGTTGATGCTACAGAAATGGGTATTTACTTTTTTGATGCTTTTCATAGAAAAATATTTACATTACAATCACCTGGAGAAGGTAGTCCATTAAGTCTTCCTATTTCTGAAGTAAAAGGAATGCACAGTTGGTTACAAAATTTACCTGCTGGAGTATTCTTACGTAAAGAAAATAATGGAGACAATCCTATTAAAGGATACGGAGTACATATCACAAAAGATGTAATTAATGATGAAGTATTATTTACTTTTTTAAGTAAAAACTTTATTAAAAGTCTTTTGCGTAATACTTCTTATGCAATGGAAGACATTATATTATATAATGAGGTTTACTACTATGTAGTTAATGAGTTTACAACAGGTAATGATACAGGAACAAACGTTAACTTACTTTATGCAAATAGTATAGAAGCTACGGAAAATCAAGTATTTAATTCTAACACACTTGTGTATGACGAATTAGCACAACAGTTTTCTTCAAGATATACTACTACTCCACCGATTTGGATTAATAACGGTAACATTTTAATGAGTCCTGATCCACTTGCTAATAAAAAAGTATTCACAAGTAATAAAGGATCTTGGGGTGTATTCTATAATCGTTTAGCTTCTACAGAATTAACGTTAGTTATTAATCCTGATGCTGATGTAAATAAAGTTTTAAGAACTTTAGAATTTAATTCTATAGTTAGAGACAACAATAAGATTATAGATCGTACACAAACATTAACAGGTTTTAGAGTTTATAACCAATATCAAGATACAGATATAGTACCATTTAGTCCTGAAAGATTTAAACGCAAGTTTGATAAATGGCGCTTAAAAATTCCTAGAGATCAAAACAGTAATGTTCGACAAGGACGTCTACGCAGTACTTATTTTATTGTAACTTTATATTTTGATAATTCTTATGATAAAGAACTTATCATGAATAAATTAGTGTCGTACTTTGATTATCAAATCTTCTAATGAAAAAGACTCCAAAAATACTGCCTACTTATTATCAGTCAAAAGGCACACCAATCTTTAGAGACACTACTGCTTTGCCTTTTGCTCAAGGAGGTACACTAGATTCAACTATTAGTGAATATAATCGTGACCGCGATAAAAATAAAAAAAATAAAAAACCACAAAGAGTAGAACCATTTGTTACTTCTGATCCTAAAGAGTATGCTTACAGAAAAGCAGCTTATGATGATAGTCTGACTATTTTTAAACTTAATAATGAATTTACTGCTGCTAAAAGATTAGCAGATGACAACGCAACAGGCCGTATAAGAAGCAGACATAATTCTCCTGCAGATGGTCTTCAAGCATGGGACGAACTTGATGCACAGCGTGCATATTGGGAAAGTAGAAAAAACAATCCTCTTTTACAAGATGTAGTTAACAAACCAACTCGTCCAACTCCTTATTTTAGAACATATGGACAAAATGTACTTCCAAGATTTAGTTTTGACCGTCCTGTCCAGCGTGTTAAGTTTGTTGAACCTACTCCAAATAAACCAAAAAGTAAGGTTAATAATAAAACAATTATTAAACCAACTCCGTTAATTACAAAAGAAGTAATACAACCTACACCTATTACAGAACAACTTATACCTATTCCAACACCTATTCCTCCAGGTCCTCCGCTAGTCCCACCTACACCCCCTATACCACCAGCAGAATATCCTGGTATTATGCCGCAATATAATATTGATGAGACTTCTATGTATGCTACCCCTGATCCAGGTGCAGAATGGGTCAATCAAACAGAAAGATATATAGACTGGGATGCCAATAGAATTCCTTATAGACTTCCAAGGTTTAGACAACCTGGACATGGTGGAGATTTAATTAAACCTGGTAAAAGAAGATATATTCCTATCCCAGGAATTGAAACTAGAAATAGTGCATATATTCAAAGAGAAGGGGAGACTACAGAAGAATACGGACAAGGAGGTACTATACATTTTGAACCTAGTGAATATGGTTCTGATGCTAGAGAACATTATGATGATGGGGGTCCTATCTACACATACTCTAAACGACCAGGATCTTATTACCAAAGAACACCAGAAGGTTGGGCTATTAGTAATGCTTCTACAGGAAATCAATATGTACCTATTAATGATCCAACAGGAGAACGTGCTGCACTATTAAATAAATATGCAACTGTATACAATGCACCAGTACAAGGAGCACCTAAACCTGTTATGAATCAAGCAGTGTGGAATAAAGCACAGCAACAAGGGGAGCAAGATTTAGCAGCAAAACAATTTGTTGCTAATGTTCATAAACAATCAGGCACTTCAGGTTTATATATGCCTGACGGTTCGTTAAAGCCTCAAGCAGCACAAGCTGCAAATTGGGTACCTCAAGCAATAATAGGTGCGCCTATAGCTGCAGAAGTTTTAGGAGCTGCTGCAAGTATTCCTTTAGGTGCAGGAGTAAATCTTGGAGGTGTAGCAAATGCTGCAGGACTTGTTCATGGAGCTACTCAAATTGACAACAGATATCAAGATTGGCAAGATGTTGCTGCAGGTAACATGGATTGGAAAGAAGCAGCATTAAAAACAGGACTTACAGGCTTAGATTTTGCGGGAGCAGGAATACCAATAAAAAATGCTAGTAACATTATTAAATCAATGAATGCTCCAACATTTGTTAATAGCAAAACTTTAGTAGATGCTCCTGCTGCTAAAAAAATAGTAGGCACTATTGATGAATATGGAGATTTAACAGATGCTTCTGGTGTTACTGTTTATGGAGCAAGTTCTCCAATTGGAGGAAATCCTGCTAAATTAAGCAAACAGTTATTTGATCCAGAAGCTCCAGCAATTAGTTTAAAAGATTGGAAAGAAGCACAAGAAAAAGCAATTACTACTAATGAACGATTTATTATTCCTAAAGCAGAAGAGCAATTTTTAGTTAATAAATACGCAGATGAATTTTCTAAACAATTTAATATTCCTACTTATCAACTTAATCCTAAAGATGTAGGATTGTACGGAAAGTTAAAAGAGTTAGAGTTTATTCCTACAAGAGAAACAGTAAGAAATGCTGAAAGCGAATATATGCCAGCGCTTAGCAGAGAAATACATTCAGATTTTTTACAAACTCATAAACCAACATTAGATTTAACTAAAAAAGAAGAGCTAGTATTAGATGCTTATGCTAGAGGATACGATCAACTAATTAATACGAGAGAAGCAGAAAAAGTTGCTCCTTTTTATCAAGAAAAAATTGCTCCTATATTAGAGCAAAGTATTTTAAAAAATAAATTTCAACAACCTCAAAGTTTAATTAGAGGAACTAAAAATTTTGATATAAATAATGAAGGATTTGTTATTAGAAATGGAGAAACTTTACAAGATTTAAAATTTTCTGATTTAAAGGAAGGAGATCTTTTTGTTCCTAAATCTTTTACTAGTACTAGTGTAATAAAAGCTAAACCAGAAACAACTTTAGGATTTGAAGCTCCTTTAACAGGATTTACTCAAAGAGCTGAAAATTTAGATTATGTAATTAATGCTCCTGCAGGACAAAGTTATATGTATCCTAATGCAAGTAATATACAACATTTTCCACAAGAAATGGAAGTTATATTACCAAAAGACCTACAGTTTAAATTAGATCGAGTAGCAAGTGATGTAGAACGTGGATATCTTGGTAATGTCGATGATATACAAAAAGGTGTATTATATAAAGGATTTACAAAAATGCCTAATAAATACTTTCCTTCAATTTCTAGATTTGATAAAATAGTAGACCTTAAAGGAAATAAAATACCTAAAAAGAATATTCCTAATATGATTAATTATCATAATAGAATGCATCAACCAAGTGTACCTAAATATTATTTTAGTATTGCTAACCCCTATTTATTTGGTGGTGAACTTAATAAAAACTGTTAACTTTATTCTTTAAAACTTACCATGGCTAAAAAAGATCTTATTAAACGTGCTGACGGCTCATACAGTCCACGAGGGCTATGGGATAATATTCGTGCTAATGCAGGTTCTGGAAAGAAACCTACAAAAGAAATGTTAGCACAAGAAAAAAAGATTAAAAATCAAATGAGTCATGGTGGTAAGATGAGTAGTTTTAAAGCTTCTAATATTCAAACTTACGCTGAAGGGGGTCCTATTGAGGATCTTATGGAAAAATTTTATAAGAAAAATCCAACAGCTAATGTTTATGCTAGTCCCTTTTATACTAATGCATTAGTAGGAAACTTTAAGCCTGGTTATATTGCAGGTATTGAGACAGATTCTGGTTTAGGCAAAAAGGCTCCAGGATTTTATGCTAGTGCCTATGCAGGGCAACAGTATAATCCAAGTATACCATTTAATACTACATTAAGTCCTGAAGAACAGGCTTATCAGAATAGTATCACAAATATTACTAATAACAAAGATGCTTTACTCGGAGGAGCTCCTAATGCTCAAAATATTATAGCAGGAGGTAAAATAGGTTGGCAAGGTAAAGTTGTTAAAGGAGGACAAGAAGTTGGAGGCGGCGCTATTTTTGAAAGCGCTATGCCACGTATTGAATTTGGTGGAGAGTATGCTCCGTCAACAGGTTTAGGATTGCATGGAGAAGTAGGAAGTGTATTTCCTTTTGGAAATCCTTATCGAAATGGTTTAGTAAAAGCAGGTAGACCATCAGGCATTATCGAACCTTATACAGGTTTTACTTTAAATTCAACAAAAGGAGCAAAACTTGGTTGGGGAATTCGTGCTGAAGGAGAATATAGACCTAAAGCATTTAAGGATTTTCCTATGTCTTTTTATGGTAAAGCTGCTTTAACAGGTGGGTTTGGGGCTGCATCTAAAAATGCTGCTAATATTTCTAATACTATAGGACAAGACCCTAACTATGATCCTAATCAAAACAGCAATAATAGTACTAATACTACAGGTGCGGGACCTATGGATAAAACATTAGGAACTATGTTTCGCCCTCATGTTTCGGGTGAAGTAGGAATTAGATTTCCCTTACAACAAATAGAGACTCCTCATATTAATATGCCAGACATTAATATGTCGCCTCTTACTTCATTCTTAGGAAGAGCAGATAAAGGCGGCGAAGAAAATTTACAAATACAAGGAGGAGATCCTTATGGAGATTTTGGTCCTAAAGTAAATGCTAGCCCAATAGATAAACGTTGGAATAAAAACGCAGAAGATATTTATGTACCATCAACAAAATCAGGTTCTAATGTAGAACCTATTATATATGACCCTAACGATCCAGAAGGATTGGGAGAAAATAATTTTAAACAAGGAGGCGCTATGAACTTTAAATCACCAGCCGCATACAAAGCATGGTTAGCATATGGACATGCTACAGGAGAATTTGAAAGAACACCAGGTAACCAAAAGGTTAGTATTGGTGGTAAAGCACATAATGTTAAACATGCTATGGGAGGCCATATGTACTCCATGGGAGGTCGAGCGTTTGCTGATGGCGGACAACTTACTGAATTTAATGAAGGAGGTTCCCATGAAATAAATCCGCTAGGAGGCATTCCACAAGGATTTGCACAAGATGGTAAATTAAATCTTGTAGAACAAGGTGAAACTAAACTTAATGCAGCAGATTATATTTTTTCAGATGAGATTAAAGTATCTAAAGAAACTGCTACTCTATACGATTTGCCTAAAGGAGATATAGGAAAAACATTTGCTGATATTTCTAAGAAATTAAATCGTCCAAATTCTCGTCGTGAAAATGATACTATTGAACAAGTTGCTATTCAACGTGATTTAGAAAACTTAATGCAAGCGCAAGAGCAGCAAAAAGAGTCTGAAAAACAAGCAGCTGTTGCAGAAATGCAATCTAAGTATCCTGATTTACAAATAGTAGATCAAGCAGCTATGGCGGACCAACAAGCAATGGCAGACGAGATGGCAATGCAGCAGCAACAACAAATGGCTCCTCCAGCAGGAATGCCACAAGAAATAGACCCAGCAATGATGCAACAAATGCAACAACAAGGTATAATGAGCATGGGGGGTAAGATGTATAACATGGGCGGTCATATGTACGGTGCAGGTGGAGGCATGATGGCCCTACGTGGTATCGGTTCTGCGCTTTATGGTATCGGAGAAGGTGTACTAGATGCAGCTACTTTTGGTACTACTGACAATCTTACAGACAAAGGATACGAAAAACTATCTCAAATAGGAGATGTTGATGAACGTCAGGCAGGTCGTCTAGATGCTGCAAGAGGTTTTGGTAATGCAGCAGGTGCTCTTGGTTCTGCAGTACTAACGGGTGGTGCTACTACTAAATCAGCTATTAGTGAAGGTGTAGAAGGTTTAGCTAGCGGAGTTGCTGCTTTGCCAGGTACAGGAGAAAAAACAGATAAAGTAGCACAAGGTGTAGGACAATTAGGTTCAATGTACGGTACATTCTTTGGTGGTTCTCCAGATAAAAAAGTAATCCCAGAAGGAGCTCTTGAAGGAAGTAAAGCTGCTGCTAAATTAATGAACGCTCCTCAAAACCCATTTATTACTAAAGCGATGAATGTCGCAGGAAATTTCATGGCACAGGGAGGCTATTTAGGAGCACCTACTACTGGTATGTTTACTAATCAGTTTGCAGAAGGAAGTTCTTTAGATCCTATTACTGGACCAAAAGCTACATTTAATATTCAAGGAGTTCCCGTTAGTCTTACAATTGAGGAAGCATTAAATAATCCTATAATCCTTCAAAGTTTTATGCCAGAAGGAGCTGATGCAGATGGAGATGGAAAGTTTGACAGTCAAGATATTGAAATGGCAAAAGCAGCTTTAGAAGAACATTATGCTAGTTTAAGTAACCCTATTGATGTATCTACTACTGAAGTTGTTGCTGAAGAAGGAGATGATACTGATTTATTAGAAGTAGAAAAACTTGCACAAGAAGACGAAGCTATTATGAATGCTGCTGCAAGTAATGGTCTAGTAAAACCTGAAGGAATGAGTGATGATGAGTGGGCATCTGAATTACGAAAAATGCTCACTAAAATGGATAAAAAAACAGGTTTAGAATCTATAGAACAAAATCCTATTTTAGCGGGAGTTTCTGCATTACCTGCACTTTATAATATTGGTCGTGGTCTTTTTGGTAAAGTAAATCAATTAGATGTTAGCGACTATCAGTCTCGTGCTAAAATTTCTCCTTATGAAATGAACGTAGATCCGCAATTAGCAGCAGTCCGCAGTGCTTATGGTACTGCAATGCAAGCTGCTAAAAATGCAGCACCTGGTGCAGGAAGTTACTTAGCTACATTAGGCAACATGGCTAATATGCGTCAACAAGCTATTCGTGATATTTATGCACAAAAAGAAAACTTTGACAAGGCTCAAAAAATGGAAGCAGATAAATTTAATGCTCAAGTAGAGTCTAATAATATGACACAAGATTTAGCTATTCAACAGTATAATGATCAAGCTTTATCTGCTAGACAAAATATGTTAGCTGCAGGTTTAACACAAGCTAGTGAAATTGCTCAAGGATTATCTAGCACAGATTTACAAGAAAAATATTTGCAAACAATAGCTCCTGACTATGCAGGTAATTTTAGATATATAAGTATTGCAGATAAACTAAATGCAGCAGCTGCAGCACGTAGAGCAAATAAAGGTAAAAATTCATAATCATGGCAATTACTCCGTATAGTACTCCTACTCAATTTCAATATAAGCCTTTAAATTTAATGGCATTTGCAGAGCCATTAATGAAAATGCAGGAAAAATATGACTTAACAAAAGCTGCTATTGAAGAAGCTGATGTTAAAGCAACGTCATTAGAATTTCCTTATGAAAAGGAAAAGGCAAAAGCTTTAGAACAATTATATAGAACTAAACGAGATGAGTTAGTAACTAACTTAATGGAAAGTAAAAACTATACACAAGCTGCTAGTAAACTTAAACAGCTTAATAGATTATGGTTAGAAGATCCAGAACGTATTGCACTAGAAACAAATTATAAAACTTTTACAGAACGGGATAAAGAAGAAGTTGCTCGTGTAGCAAAAGGAGATATTACTAAGCAGCAATATTTGCAATGGAGAACCGACGAGCTTCGAAAATTTGAAAATGTAGGAGGTACTGCTTATAAAAGAGATGCAGAAAATCCTACAGGAACTTATAATCCTATTACTGGTAAAGTAGGAAGAATCACAGATATGCAAAAAGACTTTGACGATACTAAATATAAAGTCGCTAGTGCAATGAAAGCTAAAGAATGGGATGGAGCTTTAAGAACTTTAGGCATTGAACCTACTTCTCAAAAAGCTCAATTTGTTAAAAGTTCTTTTGAGCAATTAAAACCTGAAGAAATAGATCAAGCAGTAGAAGCTTATATGATGAGTCTTGATAGATTTAAGCCATGGCTTCAAGAAAATGCTGCTTATAACTTTAAAGATTATTTATATGCTAAAGATGAAGGCGCTTCTTTCTACAACTTAGCAAATAATTTAATTGATAAAAATTTATCAGCTAATGAAAGATTAATTAAAAAAGCTGAAGCAGATAAAAAAACTGATACAGAAGAATACCAAAAACTATTAGAAACTAAACAGCTTTTATTAGACCAAAAGAATAACCCTAATCCAGATATTATTCAAGCTTTATATACAAGAGATTACATGGCTAATCAATATGATGCTGCTGAGTTAGGTCAAATTTTTAAAGTAAATAATATAAGCACTGATTATTCTTTCCAAGCAATACCAACTAGTGGATCAGGTTCAGGAAAAGATTTTACATTAGAAGGTACAGTAGGTAGAACTACTCCTACTACTAAAGAATTAGTAAGTGTAGACTTAGAACAAAATAGATATTTAGCAACTAAAAGCTTAGTACCAAATATTACAAAAATTAATAATATCGCTGGAGGAAATATGAGAGCTCTTTCAATGGGAGCTAAAGGTTCTGAATTGCGTAAAAATATGGAAGCTAACCCAGCAATGGCTGTTGCACGTCAGCAACAAATTTTTGCTATCTTCCAACAATCTAAAGATGCTACTGATTTCCACAGAAAATTATATAATGCAGGATTAGCTACTGGCATTAAACAAAGTACTTCTGCATCTGTATTTAATGAGTTAAGCAATACTAAAACTGCTCAAATGGTAGGCACAACTCTCGAAGGAATGCAAGAAAACTATAATCGTTTTAGAGATGCTGACGATCAAATTAAACAAATTGCTGGCAGTGTTACTTCATTAAAAGGATTTAAAGAAGAAATACAAACATTAGGAAAAGAAAAAACTTTAACTGATGTAGGTACTGTAGAAAAGTTAGCAAAAAGTTGGGGAACAACAGTAGAAAAATTAATTGAAAGTGGAGTAGTAGAATATACTCCTTCTCGTTCAGCTAAAGAAACTTACATGCCTGCAGAATACAGGCTGTCAGCTAATAATATTGCAAAAGCTTATGGCTTTAAAAGTCTAACAGAAGCTGTAGAAAACGGGTTTGATTTTTCGAGAGCAGGTTCTAAAGAATTAGGTGGTACAATTAACTTAGCTAAAGATAAAGCATATAAAGAAAATTTCTCAGGAAATGAAATGGGTTCCCGTATTGTAGGAGATAAAGTTGTAGATGCTGCACTAGGACAAGAATTATTAAATGCTAGTGAACTAACTAGATTTGCTCCTTTAACAGGAAGAGGTTGGGCAAATGTTCCAGGATTTGATGAAGAAGGAAGAATGGCAGGAGGTACTAAATTAGCAGAAGGTAAAACTCCTAAAATTGGTATGCGTGGTAATGTAGTATTTATGGAGATACCTTATACTTATAAAGATGAAGATGGGGACACACGCTCTAATACTGTTGAAGTAATGGCTAAACCTGGACAAGAAGCATTATTTGAGAAAATTTTACGTAGAACTGCTCAAATGAACTATCAACTAAAAGATTCTGATCCATTGGCAAATCAAACATTTCAAACAACTGCAGTAGGTCTTTATAATTTAATGACTAGTAGTAGCGTAACAAGACAAAGTGCTGAAGCAGCTGAAGTAAATAATACTAATAGAACTGCAGTACTAGAAACTATTCCAACAGGAGAAACAGGTGTAAATATTAGATTAGTTAAAGAATATGTAGGCAATAACGTCGATCCTATTTATAAAGCTTATGTTATTAGTCCTGCAGGAAAAGTTGATACTGGATTAAAGTCTAGTGATATAAACGGTTTAAAGGTACAGATTGCAGAACAGAGGTACTTAAAGTAATCACAAAATTCTTACTTTTACATAAAAGTTTTTGCTATGCCTAAAAATACAACGCCTCCTATTAATAAACTTCCAGATACTTCAAAACTTGATAGTTTAATACAACAAAGTAAAAATGAAGCTATTAAATCAGGAGTTCTTCCTGATTACGAAAAAGCACAAGAAGAAGCTGGAGGCAGGATAGCAGGGTACAGTGGAGTAGATGCAATGTACAACATTGATTCTCCAGATTTTTATGATGCATATGAAGACTACATAGATCGTAATACATTACGTGGAGGACAGTTTGATACAGATTTTCTTAATACTTTAAGAGCAGAAAACCAATCTAATTGGGAACAAGCAGGAAATGCAATAGGTAGACTTGCTGTAAATATAGTGCCTCAAATTATTGGAGGAGCTGCAGCTATGTTAGATCTTCCTGGGTATTTTAGTGCAGAAGAAGCAGCAACTAATTCTATTGTTAATTGGGCAGATAGTATTAAAGAAAAATCTAGTGAAGCTTTACCTATTTATGAAGAAAATCCTAGTGGTTCAATGCAACTTGGAGACTTTGCATGGTGGATGACACGAGGCGAAGGTCTTGTAGAATCTATTACTGCATTTGCTGCTACAGGTATGGGAGCAGGTAAGTTAGCATCATTAGGAGGTAAAGCATTAGCTCGTGGTTTAGCAGCGACTGTAATGGGGGCAAAAAATGCTAAAACTGTAGGAGGTGTAGTAGGCCAAGTTGGTGCAGCTACTATGATGAACCAAGCAGAAGCTGTTATTGAAGCTACCCAGGTTTATAAAAATACTTACCAAAATTCTAGAGCTAAAGGTAAGAGTGACACAGAAGCAAAAGAAGATGCTGCAAGAGCTGCTGCAACTACAATGAATATTAACCGTGCTAATATTCTTCTAAATCTTACATCTGCAAAAGCATTCTTGACCCCAATGAAATCTACCCGTAACCTTCTTATTGCTCCTACATTAGGAGCTACTTTAGGTAAAGTAGGATTAGAAGCAGGGCAAGAAGCTTTAGAAGAAACTGTTAACCTTGTCGCGCAAAAAGCTGGAGAAGCTAAAGGACGTGGTGAGAAGGATTACATGAAAAAAGGTTTTGAAGCTATTAGTACTATGGAAGGCTTAGAAGCTGCTTTTTTAGGAGCTATAGGTGGAGCAGGACAAACTGCTATTACTTCAGCTTTAAGGTCTAGTAAATATGGCCCAGGTGCTACTCTTGATGAAAATGGTAACAAAATTAGTTATAACGAAAATCTTCGTCAGCAATATCAGAGACAGCAAAAAGTAATTGAAGAACTTAAACAAAACGGAGTTAAAGTTACTGATGCTTTAATGAATATCAACGAGCGCATGCAATTTGAACAAGAATTGTTTGATGCTGCAAATCGTGGAGATGATGCTAAAGTGCAAGAGATTCGAGAAAAACTTTTTGAAAACACTGCATTAAAAGCTTTTCAATCTGGTACTACAGATATCTTAGAAGAGCAACTTAAAGAAGAAATGGCTAAGGATCCTGCAGAAGTAGGTCCTGAATATTTAGCTAATGCTAAAAAAGCTTTAGAAAATTTAAAAGAATTAGAAGAAGTCTATAATAACTTTGAAGAGTATAAAAACGCCGATGAGATTTTTTATAACCGTGCAGCCAAACAAAGATTAGACCGTCAAGCAAATACAACAGGTACTCTTACTAAGAATGCTCAAGTTGCTTACGCACAAAAAGTGCGTGACATTGCTCAGAAGTATAAGTTTACGGAAGAGTACGATCAGATTGATAAAGTAGAAGGTGTTGAGGTAAAACGTACTCCAAAAAAGAAAGAAGTTCCTCTTAACTATGTACTTAGCGATATTGAAAATAATCAAGGAGATACTAAAGAGAACCAAAAAACTTACAACAAGTTTTTAAAAGAAGTCAAAAATACTCCTGAATACGAGCAGTATGAAGGTTATCAAGGGCAGGAAGAGCTATTAAATAAATTAATAGAAAGCAATCAAGAAGAGTTTACTACACTTACTAGTAGAAAATATCAACAAGAATATGAAGCTAAACAAGCTAAAAAAGAATTACTTAAAACTCTTAATGCTGAATTAGTTAACGCACAAACTATTCCTGATGTAGAAAAATTAATGGATCAAACTGACGATGAGCAGTTTAGACAACTTGCAGAAGCAAAGATTGATACTATCAAACAAAGTAATGCGGCAGCTGCAAAAAGAAAGCAAGTCGAACTTACAATGCAACAGTTGCGTTCTAAAATTAATGCTTCTACAGATGCAAACTATGATGAAATCCAAAAAGCAATAGATGATGCAGAAATAAGTCAAAATAAAAAAGATCAACTTCGCATGGAGTATTCTGATCATTTAGAGCGCTTAAAGAATCCTACTGCTCCTCCTAAGAATCCACTTGATCAATTTCAACAAGGTAATGAAACTGAAGAACAAGAAACAAAAGATGCTAACGATCAGAACAACAAAGACACTGAAACAGAGCTTCCTGATGGATTACCTGACCCAAAAAATGAAGCAGACCAAGCTTCTAAGCGCACTACTAATGCTGCAGAATCTCTTAATCAAAACGACAAGACTTATTTAATAGGCCAAGACGTCAATGGTAATTTAATTTATAGCTACGATAGAGCTGCAGAAGGACATAATCGTGCAGCATTTTTATCAAGAGATTTTAATCAAACTGCAGAAATACTTACTGTAAATCGTGAAGAGTTTACTGATCAACTCGAAGATAATCAATTAGTACTAGACCCTGATGCATTGCAGCCAGGTACTAAACTAATTATGACTATAGATACTGAGTATGAAGGAGAGAAATACGATCCTAAAAGTAATACTCGTGAGACAATAGCATGGCCATTACGTTTAGCAGAGTTACGTCAGATTGCTGAAAATCGTAACATTCCATTAAACCAATTGCCAGAGTATATTGCTGAAGTTCCTATTAAAGTTACTCTTGAGTCAGGAGAAACTGTATTTTACGTACACGATAACTCTTGGTACAAGGCGGAAAACTTAGACAATACACAAGAAGCAATTGCTGAAGACCGACAAAAAAATTACTTAATCCGTAAATCTATTGTAGAAAAAGGAACTGTTAAATCTAAAGTAGATTATAAAAGTTTTGGTCGTTTGTTTAAAACTGCAGACGGAAAGTCTTTACCTCTTACAGAAGCAATGCCTGATGATAAGTTAATTATTGCTGTAGGTAAAGACGGTGAATATAAATTTGCAAACTCTAAAGAAAATCTACTAGGCAAAAAAGGAGTAATCATAAATAAAGAAGATACTCAAGCAGGTCGTCCTTATGCTATAGTTAAAGTAGGTCCTGATAAATTTTTAGCTATTCCTTTAGAGCGTACTAAGTTAGCAGCTGAGGTTGTTAACTCTATTGTATTAGCGGTTGAAGCACATCTTACTGGAGATATTAACAATCCTGTAGTTAAAGCTATTGCTGATGCTACAGGTCACGATATCACAGACTCAGTAGGGTTAGCTAACTATGTTAATCAATTTACTTATATTTTTCCTGCTAAAGGGCAATCTATTGAGAATTTATTAATGCAAGGCGGTACTAATAGTGCTCTACCTTCTACTACGCCGTTACTGTCTATTACTAAAACAGGTATAGAATTCGGCCGTCCAGGCATTATGATGAACAAATACGTCCAACAAGATGGTAGTGAAGTCCAACGATATGGCGTAGTAATCTCTAGAAACTTTGAAGGATCAAATTTTGGTAAAAGATTAAATGCAGAAAATCTTACAAAGCTTACTAATGTGTTAGCACAAATGGTAAGTAACGTAAGAATTGAAGCTCTACAAGAAAACACTCCTACTGTAATAGTTTTAAATAGAGAAGGAGAAACAGAGACTCTAAGTTACTTAGATCAAATTAAACGTTCTACTAAGAGTAACGTAATCTCTGCTAACATTGGCACAGAAGATAAGCCTAAATGGGTTTATACTATTCAGCCAACTATTCTTTTTGATACTAAGTTTGCTGGTAAACTACAGACACAAAAGCTTAATGCTAATCAATTGCCTAAGCCTGCGCCTGTTGCTTCTACAGCTACACCGCCAAGTGCTCCGCCAGCAAGTCAACCTGCTGCACCATCTACTGATATAGAAGCTCAAAAAGCTAATATAGAAAGAAAAAGGAAGAATGCTTTAAAAAAATATTATGCACAAGACTTTACAGGTAAGACTAAATCAATTAAAGAATTAGAAAAAGAGTTACAAGATATAAATGCTAAATATGATGCAGAACTAGCTGCTTTAGAACAGCCTGTTGCTACACAACCTACAGCTACTACTACACCACCTGTTGCAGATACTGTTACTGAAAATGCCGAGCAGATTATCTCTCAGATGTTAGAGTCAGTAGCTCCTGAGTCTATTGTTAAAACTTTAGAAGGATATATTCAAAATTTAGGAGACGGTACTTTTTTAAAGACAGACGAAGATGCTGTAGCTAACGGCTTTGAGTCTAAGCAAAATGCTGTAGACAGTTTTAACAAAGCATTAGAATTATATAAAGCCCGTTCAACACAAAACACAGGCAGTATTACTTTACCTAATGGATTAACTATTAAAGTAGATGGTAATACTAAAGACAGCACTGATATTTCAGAAGATACTTTTGATGATGCTTTGGCTACTATTGAGCCCGATCAAGTAGAAACTATTGTTGCTGAAGCTAGGGAACTACTATTAGAAGGCGTTAGCCCACGTACTCAAGAATCTTTGCAATCTTATATTGCTGCAGACATCATGAAAAGAGCCTTAGCTCTTAAAGAAGTTGGTGGCAAGAAAACTTTAGAAACTCTTCCTGTATTTGAAGAACATAAAGAATCTTTAAAACAACTAGCAGATTTTTATAGAAACAATGGTTTTCCTAAAAAAGCTGCAGTACTAGATAAAATTGTCGATCAATTTCCTAAACTACAAAGTTTAGTAAACCAATACATGAGTGTACTTTCTACAGGACGAGTAGACGAAAGTATGGACCTCGATGAAAGTGAAGAAACAGTAGGTCTAGAAAAGACAATTTACTCAGACGACTGGGCGTTTACTATTAACTCAAAAGCTACAGCAAGTGCCGATTTACGTAAGTTCTTTGCATTTGTTGAAGCACGTGATGCTAACGGTGCCGTAATGACTAATGAATTAGGTTTCCCAGAAATCATTCCTTTTGATCAAGTTTACGACACTCTCCATATGTTATTGGCAAATAAACCTGCCGACTTAGATATAATGTTAGATACTTTAGGATTATATACTGAAGCATTCCCATGGTTACAAACTGTTATTGACAACATAGAAAATTCTCCAGAAAGAATTAAAAATGAGTTTGTATCAGATATGGCTAAACATCATATCGGTATGAAGTTTATTATGTGGAATAAAGATCAATATGGTAATTATTCTCTACAACGTTGGTCAAGTAATTCTAGTGCTATGGAAGAGCGCCTCAGAGATTATTGGGGTAGCAATCTTTTAAAACCAGGTAATAATCTTATTTTAGTTAACGAAGCAGGTGATTATATATACAATAAGGAAGTAGTAGATGATATAGTAACTATTGCTTCTGAATGGGAAAAAAATCCTAAAGACGTAACAAATGAAGAATTAGCTAAATGGTTAGGTAATTTTGGTATTGTACTGTCTGATGCTACTTATAAAGATTTACGTGCTGGTAAATACAACAATTCTGGCCGTAAATCTTGGGAAGCACTCTTTAATACTAGTTCTGGGTTAGTAAAAGTACTAAAAGAAGAACTTAAAGCTATTGCTAATAACCCCGATAAAATAGCTGATAAGTCACTGTTAAAAGATTCTGCAATCAAAGCATTATCTAAATTAGAAGCAATTAATACTGCTAGTAATTTTAGTAATTCTTTCCGTGCAGGTACTAAGACTATTTATTCTTACGGTAACAATAATTATCTAGTAAATCGCATGCGCGATCTTACTAGTTACGACAGTGATAATAAAAAGTTTATTAATCAAGACTTAATTGACAAGCTTAAAAAAATCTCATTTACAAGAGATAGCTTATGGTTGGCAGCGCTTACTCAAGATGGAGAAACAGGAGATTTAATGAGAAGTTCTTTAGGTATAGACTATCTATCTCTTGAAGCACTTAAACGTCAGTATACTAAGTCACAAGAAGACCGTAAGCTAAACAAACTTACTGTCGACGAACATGAGTTAGTAAAACTAGGTATGTTCTTTAACGGAAGCAAACAAGTTGCTGACGGTAAGACCTACAGAAAAGTTTCTTATTTCTATCCTACAATGTCGGATAAGACTACGATGTTAGTAGTCAATGCTTTAGCCCAACAAGTAGTTGTGACGCCAGGAGGTGTTACTGATGCTAACTTAGAAAGTCTTTACCAAGCAACAGTACAGCCAGAGATTAACAGAATCCGTGCCGCAGTGTTAGAAGGCAAGTCAGATATTGCAGGATACGAACCTGAATATTTTTATTTCTTCCCAGCATTAAACGATCTAATAGTAGAAGTAAACGGCACTATGCAAAACTACAGAGACCTTGTTCGTTCAGGAAATGATGCTGTAGTTAACCCAGAAGTTAAACAAGCTGTATACGACTACTTACAAGAAACTCTTAACACTCTTGTAGATAAAAAGCTAGAAGACTGGAACAATCTTGGAATTGGACAAACTATAAAAGACGCTAAAGGACGTGTAACTGACAAGTATACTTTCTTAGACTCTGCTTACATGTCCAACATTGCTAAAGGTGTAGGAGAAGCTGCTAGAGTACGTTTTGCTGCTACAGATTATGTATTTAACTCTCTTATTGCTAACAGCGAAATGATGAAGTTGTTTACTGGAGACCCTGCATTATATGCTAAGTTTAAAGATGGTAACACTACTTTAGAAAATCTATCAGCAACTTTTATCAATATGGGTAAACGTCTTGCTGGAGATATTGCACCAGGATTAGAGTTGGCAGATAGTGCTAACAATAAATACTTACAAGTATTCTTACAAGATAAAAAACTTAAAAGTAATAACCTTAAAGATTCTGTACAAAAAGAATTTTTTGAAAAGATTAACAAAGATTACAGTGACGGCAAAAAAGGTTATGGAGAGATAGAAGGATCAGATGCTCAGGAATACACTACTTGGAAAGAACACTTATATGTATTAAACCAATTAGGACGTCTTACTGATTTCCAATACAATACTATTAACAAGAAGCTAACTCAGCAATCTGCAGGTGTTATAAATAACAACACAAAACTTACATATGAAGAACTAGGACTAGTAATGCAGCCTATGAAACCTGTGTATGTGGGTAACATGACAAGTGTAGAAGACAATGCAGACCGCCGTGTATACATTAAATCTTCGAGTTTTCCACTTATTCCACAGTTTACTGCAGGCTTACAAATAGACAAAATCCGACAAGGATTAGAAAAGTACGAAGAAAGTGTATCTAAAGATATCACTGCAGGAGGACAACCTAAATTTATTAGAGCATCTTTTGGTACTGCTAATAAAGTAGGTGCTGTTGCTAGTGAAATTAAGACTTTTGATGACAACGGCAATGTTGTAGATAACTTTGAAGTTAAACCTGAAAACACTTTAGTACTAGATCGTAGCAACTTTAGAATTCAGCAAGATGTACCGTATAAACGAGAAAAAGCTGAAATCAACGTAGGTACCCAAGAACGAGCATTACTATTTGTAGACTTGTTAGATGTTCAAGTAACTAAAGACAAAACAGGTAAAGACCTAGTTAAAGAATATAACAGTGCTTATCAAGATTTATTTGAGTACAATCAGAAAAAACTTGCTAAACGTTTAGGTCTTTACGAAGAAATTACTGAAGACAATGTTCTAGAACAATTTAATGAAGTAGAAGCCGATCCAGAAATGGTTGAGAAGATAGCAGAAAAGATGGATGCTATCTCTAAAATCAAATCGCCGATTAAGAAACAGACTGCTTTACAAGAATTTGAAGATGAAATAGGTGCTGATAACCTAGAAAGAATTAACTTTATAAATCAAAACTTTGATAAAATCGTTGAAGGCTTAGTAGACTCTAAGATTAATTACTTCTTCGACGAGAATGACCAGTTTAAAAATTGTGATTAATGGAAAAGCTACTTACCGATATTGAACAAAAAGAACTCAATAAATTTGGCCGTCTAGAGCTTACTGCTTCTCATACGTATTTGCATTTAGCAAATCGTATGAAGACTAATGGTTACTTTGGCGCTGAAAAATTATTTACTGAAGAGTCTTTAGGAGAACGAGATCATTATAATAAAATCGAAAAGTTCTGCAACGATTTAGGCGGAGAACTTTCTACTGATGCTTTAGATGCTGTGAAGTGTGATTGCACAGATGTTAAAGGTGCTTTAGAGATGGCATACGAAATGGAGCGTGATTTGCTTATGGCATACGAAGAATCTGCTTGCAAAATGGATCTTTCTCTGAAAGTAAGATTGTTACTACAAGACTTTACTACTCATCAAGTAGGAGCAGTAGGTGAGTACATGGATTTACTTGCTCGTTTAGCGCTTACTGATAACATGTTGTTGTTCGATCAAGAACTACTTAATAAATAATTGCTATGGCTTGTCAGTACTTTGTAGGGGGTCGTTGGGTCTCTGAAAATGAATTTAAGGCACTTTTAAATGAAGGCCTTTTAGATACTTTAGTTGCTAACGGTAAGCTGAGTCTTCCAGGATTTAAAAAAGATAGCTCTAAAGTTAAAGTTGCTGACAAAAAAATCATAGAAAGAACTACAATTCCCGCAGTTAAACTTGCTGAGATTCTTGCTCAAGAAATCAAAACTCGCCAAGGATATGCGCCTAACATGTTGTCTGCTTTAGAATTAACAGAAGACAAACAAAACTTTAAAATTCCTTTGTGGGCATCTCCTTATGCAGATAAATTTGAAAGTTTACTTACGTCACTCGTTAGTAATAAAGTAGTTAAACAAAAGTTTACGGGTAATTCTTATGTACTCGGCTCTGAAGAAGGGATTAAAATTAAAGAAGGTGATGCTGCAGCAGGAGATTTAAAGAATTCTGATATCGTATTCACAAATAAATTTGATGCTACTAAAGGGTTACAACCTTTGCGTGTAGATCCTGCAACAGGTAAAATGTTACCTGCTCAAATTATGATTCCATTTAAGTTTCGCAATGAGCGTGGAGAAATCTTGAACATAGAGGAATTTTTAACAAAAGATGGTTTATTAGACACTACTAAAGTTCCTGAAAAACTACTTCAACTATTTGGATTCCGTATTCCTACTCAAAGCCGTAACTCTATGGCTGCTGTAGAAATAGTAGGATTTTTACCAGAAGCAATGGGGGATTTAGTCTTAGCGCCTAGAGATTTTACTAAACAAATGGGGTCCGACTTTGACGTTGATAAATTGTACACATACATGTACAATCATTTTTATCAAAATGGCAAGCTATATACTAACTTTCTATCTGATCCTAAAAAAATAGAAGCGCAAATTAAGATTGCTAAAGAAACTTTAAACGATATACAAGAAAGATTAAAGCTTTCAAAAGAAGAAAATAAAATACTAAGAGATTACATTAAGAATACTATAGACAGTAATGAAGAAAAAGATGATATTGATTCTACTTTGGCGTCGCAAGCTAATGAAATTATCACAAGAAGTTTGGATAAAAAATTTCTAGAGCCTGGTCAAATCGAAACATTAATAGATCGCTTATCGATCTTAAATCGTTCTTATGTAGCAGCTAAACAGAATAAGATCTTAGATATCCATTTAGATGTAATGACTAGTACTAACCCTGAAGTGATTGCTAGTATTATTGCACTTGATGGTTCTGGAGAATTTACAGGTCTAGCTGCAGAAGTAAATAAAATACGTTCCGAGAAGGGTGTAAACCCTACACCTGTTACTATTCTTTCTGATATTTATCAACGTACTAAATACATTAATGCAACAGCAGGTAAAGATGGTGTAGGATCATTTTCTCTTGATTCTACTTTTAATGCTAATGCACAAGGCAAAGATTTAGTTTATCAAAATCTTAATGACGAAGCGTATGTAGAATTATTTGGTACACCAATGAATCCACGTATTCCTACTGCACAAGAGTTAGCAGAAGCTAATATGCCTGTAGCAACATTTGGAGAGTTTGTTTCTAAAGGAGATATGTCTAATCCATATACTCTTAAATCTCAAGCTCTTATTAATAGAGCTAAAGCAGAAAAACGTGAGCTTACTAAAGAAGAAAAAGAGTCTCTTAAATTTAAATCAGCAATTATTCGAGCACTACAGTCTACTGCAGTAGATAACGAAAAAGAGCAGATTCTTGATAAACTAAATATTAACTCAGATACTTTTGGCGCAATACGTGCTATGGTAATGTTTGGGTTTGAAGAAACAGATATAGCAGGGCTTATTACTCAAGACATCATTTGGGAGTACTTAGATCGAATAAAAGCTAATCGATCTACTACTAGTAAATATAATGCTAACTTCCAAGCAGAATTGATGCAGGAGCTTCGTAAAAAATACGACCCTGAAAATAAATTAACAGAAGCTTCTGAAAGTCAAATGTTAGCCTATGAAAAATTAGGTGACATGTCTGGAGAACAACTTTTAGAAAACCTAAAAGAGACTAAATTTAATCCTACTAAATCAACTGACTATAATATAGGACAGTTAATGATTTTAAATAAGTTTTTAAAACTTGATGGAATAGGTGAAGAAATTAAGAAAATACAATCAGCTATTAATACTGCATCTAAAGGCATTCCCAAATCTTTGTTAGAAACTAATACTAAAGTAACTCAGATTGAAAACCTTCCTTTATCTAATGTATTTAATGCAAATAGTCTACTAGGTACAATAGAAAATAAAGAGTTTGTACCAACAACTATTAGTGGATATGCTTCTAAATACGGAACTATGTTTGCTAATAATATTTACGCTCCATATTTTCCGTATAATACAGACGGATTTCAAACAATATTTAAAGAAGTTCTTAAACATATTCCTAGTGGAGATAAAGTAATTGCTAGCAGCACTAAGTTATCCGATGTACAAACAGAAATTTTCCAAGATATTAAATCTTACTTTTATTCTAATGAAGGAAGTAGTTTATTTTTAGGCAATCCAGATGAAGAAAGAGCAAGATTATTTATCGATAAAGAAGGTGAAAACAAAAGTCTTGCTACTATACTACAAGAGTTATCTACTCAACCTTGGTATCAAAACAATCAATTCTTAAATAAACTTACGTTTAACTTTAACAGTAATGGAGATGTTTCAAGAATTAACTTTGAGTCTAGTAATGCTGCTAATTTTGACGAGCGCAGCATTTATGCAGGCTTTGCATATTTGCTTTCTAAAAACGTTCCTCTAGGAAACTTTAACGGTATTGATTATACTACTAGACTTCTTGCACAAGATCTTATTACAGCGGCCTTCTTAGAAGGCGGTATACAAGGTTCTAAACAATACATGCGCTATATTCCTATTGGATACTTAAAAACTTTAGGGTTTGGCAACTATCTGCAAGGAATTCCTTTTGATTTTGAACGTACTTTTGGTGGAATAGTTGACGATTTAGGCAACCCTATTTATAGCATGCCTAGTAGTTTTACTCGTCAATACATTCAAAATAATCCAAACCTTGCTAAAACAATATCTCTTGGCGACTTAAAAGGTAAAGTAAGTACAGTTCCAGAATCATTTGAGTTAGATAAAGAAGCATTAGAAAGAAATTTTGTAAGTGTTGTAGATCCTGTATCTGGAGATATGACTGAGACACAGACGCATTTCTTAACTATCAGAGATGATAATAAGAATAATAAATCTAAGTACGCATTATACGAGTTTGATGAATCTACTCGTAAATACAACCGTATTCCTGTACTACAAGGTACTTATGGTTTTACACAGTATAACTCACAGAATGCTGTAGTTGTTCCTGTTTATCAACCTAAGATTAAAGACAACAAACCAAGCGTAGTTGCTCCAGGTACCACAATCCAAGGTGTTCTTGTTAAACCTACTAAGACATTTGATCCTAATATTGTAAACAATCCTGTACAACAAACTCCACCTAATCAACTAGGTGTAGATACAAACATGTCAGGTAAACGAGCATTTGATGACCTAGTTGATAGACTACTATCCGATCCTACTGTTAGTACTACTAACAAATTACTTTTAGAAAAACTTCATAGTTTAATATTTCCAGAAGGATTTAAATTTGAGTTTGTAAAAGAAGCTGGTGTTCGAGGCAGATATGAATATGCAACTAAGACTTTGTTTATAAATTTAAATCATCAAAATCATAAAACAGTTAACGATCTTGCTAATACTGTAGCACATGAACTAATTCATACTTTTACAGGAGAGGCGATTAGAGATTATCAGGCAGGTAGAATGGATAAACTTACTGCTGAACAAGTAAAGATTATTGATAACCTAAAAGCTTTACAGTTAAGTTATATTAATTATTTAGAAACTCAAGGAAATCGTAATGAGTTAAATGAATTTATAGAAAAATTTAATACTTGGGCAAAAGCAGACCCTGCTACAAGAACTCCTTTTACTACAGATAAAGGTTTAAGTAAATACTACGGTGCTATCAAACTTACAGAGTTTGTTACTATGGCGCTTACTGACCAAGGATTCCAGGCATGGTTAAATAAAGTAAAAGTAGAAGACAAGTCTATGATGGATAAACTCAAAGATTTGTTGTTACAACTCTTAAATTCTTTAGGTATAGATATTAAAGCAGGTACAGCTTTAGCTTCTGCAGTTAAAGAAACTATTGATTTGATCGATTCTACACAAAGAAAATCACTACAAGACGATGTATTTTTTGCGCCTGCTCCAGGAATAAAAGCAACTCTAACAGGATTTGATACTACTACAGAACCTAGTATACTATCTAACACAACTATTAATATTTATGCAGGTACAGGAGAAAATGCTGAGTTAAGTAATTTTGCTGTTAGGCCTTTTAAAAGTGTCGTGACTATCCATGGTACTTTTAATACAGTAGAAGGAGCATTTCAAGCTGCTAAATTTAGATATTCATCTATGGGTATAGGAGATAGATTACCTATTGTACTAGAATTAATGAATGTTACAGGAGCAAAAGCTAAAGCATTAGGCAGAACAATTACAGGATTAGATACAAAAGAATGGGATAAAAATTCTTCTAGAATTATGAAAGAATTACTAAAAGAATCTTTTGAACAAAATCCAGATGCTCTAGCTAAACTACTTGCTACAGGTAACGCTACTCTTACACATACTCAAGATAAAACTAAATGGGGCAAAGAGTTTCCAAAATTACTTATGGAAGTAAGAGACGAGCTTAGAAGTATTCAAACACCTGCTCAGCCTTTTACTAATAAACTAGATACAAGTAAAATATCTCCAGCTGTTAAGAAAAAGTCTCTACCTTCTGGTTTCCAAGAAAAAGATACATTCACACCTTCACCTGATGATTGGGAAGCATTTAATCGTGCTTTCTCTGATGAATTCCTTGCAACAAGAGAAATGGATGAAGATATGTATGAAAAATATTTGTTAATTTGTGGTAAATAATTTATAATGGCTATAGCTTGTCCCAATAAGAACAGTAAAGAATGGAAAATGTTAGTAAAACAAGTGGGAGAAGACCTTGCCCACAAAGCTTTTGCTTTTAATAATTTTCAAATGCCAGATGTAAAGCCTACAACAGAGATAAAAAAAGCTGTAGGCTTCCAACCAACACTAGAAAACACTGCAGGATTAGCAAGTAAGCTAAGAAATTACAACCAACGTAATAATACATCTCATAGTTTTGAGGCTACACGTGCTTGGGGTAATACTTTCAAGATAGAAATGAAGTATAATTACTTACCAGTAAACAAAGCTCAGCAACAACTAAGAGATCTACGTCGTCAAGAACCGATGGCAGTAGAAAATTTAGTTAACACATATCCAAATGCATCTATCATAGAACAAGTAAGACAGCTAGATTTATTTGAAAGTTCAGATATTATCCCTTCTGCACCTTATCAAATAGAATCTTCTGAAAAAGTTCGAATTAAAAAACTACAATCAGAGTTTATTCGACAAAAAGATTTACTTAAAAAAGCAGATACTGCAGATAAAAAGAAAACCATCACGGGTAATATCATAGAACTTAAACAAGAAATTGATGAAGCAGAAGGACGTATAGTGCGTTCTCAAGGTATTGAAGGATTTGAAGAAGTACTACAATTCGGTGATGTACAGTTAAAAGAAGTAGAAGAGTTGCTTAAAAATCCTGCTGTTAGTGCGGATGATTTGACTTATGCACAGCGTATTGTTAATTTATGGATTAAAGCTGGTGATTTTTCGACACCTGCAGATGAGCATATTATTCTTGATCAGTATGAATTTGATACTCCTGCTATTCGTGAAGAGTTTAGAGGACGTGCCGCTAAAGCAGCTGATTTACAAGCAAGATTAACAGCTCTAGCACGTCAGCAGGTTACTGCTTTTGTGCAAGAGTATTCAGGAAGAAATCTTACACAAGATGAAATTTATAAGCATCTTATTGATGCTAATAAACTTTCTATAGAAACTCTTAATCTTTCTCGTTTAGGAGATCCAATGTTGAGCTCTGCATTTAGTGCAGTTGAACGTGCTAATATTCTAGCACAACAAGAAGCAAATGATATCTTTAAAAAACTAGATGAGCTAACTACTAAGTTTCTTAAAAAGTCAGGTAATAGCTATGATATCTTAAAACAGCGCACTGCAGGAGGTTTAGAAACAGGTCGTTTAGTAGATAGATTTTCTGATGAGTTTTATAAAAAACGTAATGAGTTAATTGATCAAGCATTTAATCGTCGAGATAAAAATACAGGAAAAACTAAAAAAGATTCAGCTTTAATTAAAAATTTCTTTGACTGGAACAGAGCAAACACTATTATGTTTGATCCTCGTATTTTGTTTCCAGATAGTTTACCTGAAGATACACTAGTTCCTGAAGAGTTTGTGTATAATTATAAGACTTTCACAGAAGAGCAAAAAGCGGCTCATATTGCTGATTTAAAAAAGCAACTTGGCGAAAAAGGATATAATTTATTTATCGATCGTGCTAAAAATAAAATTGAAAAGTTCCAACAAGAACGTACTGTAGTTTATGACAGTATTCAAAATAATGCTAATTGGTCTCAAGATGAGAAAGATGTTAAGTTTAAAGAATGGTTAAGAGAAAATTCTCCTTACGCAATGATGGATATGCAAGAAGATCCTTCTTTACGTATTAAACCAGATAATAGTTACTACGCTGTACACGGTCTTAGAGAATATATTATTCAAGTACCTAGAAGATTTGCTGACGGCAAAGAAACAGGATGGTACGATAAAAACTTTGATAAGATTGAAGCAGATGAAGATTTACTAGCTTATCATAATTATATTAGAGATACTCTTAAAAGCTTAAATTACTTACTCCCTCCACAGAAAAAACGTATTATGGGGGTGGGAGTACTTCCTACGCTAGAAAAAACTCTATTAGACCTATTTTCTGAAAAAGGGATGATGGTAGGAATAACTCCTTTATGGGATAAGTTCAAACAACTACAGACTACTACTGACTTTGCTACTAGCATTACTTCTGATATCGACCCACTTACAGGTGATATCGAACAAAGTGTGCAGATACAGTATATTCAAGATACTGATTCTAGAGTTAATGAGCTAGTACGTGAGAAAAGTATTGCATTTAGACAACAAACTGGTAATCCCCCAACAGCTGAAGATCGTAAAAAATTTAAAGAAGAAGCTAGAGATATGCTCTCTAAGGATAAATCTTGGGATATTAGTAAAGTGCTTAAAGCGTATGCTCTTAATATTTTAGCATATAAACATAAAACTAATATTGAGCCCCAGATTAAACTAGTAGAACAGGCATTTAGAGAACGTAAAGAATTACAAACCAACCGTGCGGGACAAGTACAGACTAAAACTATTAATGGGAAACAAGTTCCTGTAACAAAAGAAGGCCTTAAAAATCTAAACGATAGTTTAGATTTCTTTCTTAAAACTTTTTATGGCACTGGTACTCGTAAAGTAGAAGGTGTTACTAAAACTAAGCTTTACACTAAAGAAGAAGAACTTCGTAAAAAAGAGTTAGAAAAACTACTCGCTGAAGAAGAAGATGAAGACGAAAAAACTTTCTTACAAGCACAGATTGATGCATTAGGAGGCTACCGCACTGCTAGTGGTGTTGTAGATACTGCTTTAAAATTTAGCACTTTAAAAGGATTAGGATGGAACTTAACAAGTGGTTTTTCTAACATCGGTTTTGGCTTAATATCTAACTTAATAGAAGGTGCAGATGGTCGATTAATTAATAGTGCTAATCTTCGTAAAGCATACATGCTTACTTTAAATTCTATTGGAAGAAATATGTCTGCTGATATCTTATTTAATGATCCTAATGGAGCTGCTACTAAGATTAGAAGTTTAATGGATGATTGGGATATTCTACAAACTTCAGCTAACGAACTTTACGATAATTCACAAAAGTCTAGCCTTTCTAAACTTAAACGCTTCGGCCCTTATACTATTCAACAACGTTCTGAATACTTGAACCAAGCACCAATTATGATTGCTGTATTAATGGACATGAAAGCTAAAGATCCTGAAGGCAATGAAGTCAGTCTTTGGGAAGCTATGGGTCAAAATGCAAAGTTAAAAGACGGCTATACTACAGATGCTGATATTCCTAAAGTAATTCAAAAAATTAAGCGCATTAGTGAAATGACTCACGGTGATTATAATAATCAACTAAAAGTCAAATCAACTGCGGCAGGACGTGCGTTAAGCCAATTTAGAACATGGATGTTTGAAGGATTTGCCAACAGATTTGAAGGCGAAAAAGTAGACGATATGTTAAGCTATGGTATGGATACTCCATACATTCGCAAAGGTAGATATCGTAGTTATACATTAGGCCAACTTACTACTGCAGGTATAGGCATTGGTACCATGATGCTACCAGGAATCGGTACTGCTATTGGTGCAGGTATAGGTATTATTGCTGGAAAAATAGGAGGCATGCAAACCCAATATTCTGCAGTTGAAGATACATTATACTCTCTCAAACAATTAGCAAGAAAACTAATGTTTATGAAACCTGGGTATGATACTAAGTTTGGAGAAGTTGATGCTGCTAATATGCGAAAAAATATGATGGAACTTCATATTATGTTAGGCCTTATGGGAGTAGCATTATTGTTAAAAGCTGCTATTGACGATGACGACGAAGATCAAATGATGACTAACTTTTTATTAAACCAAACTATTCGTTTACGTACAGATATAGGTTTTTACACTAACCCATTAGAATTTGAAAAATTAACTAAAACAGCTATTCCTATGGCTAGTTTAGTACAAGATTCTTATGAATTAGTATCAGACATTAAAAAGAATTTTGATGATGATAAAGAAAATGACGAATTTCGTTCAGGTCCTTTTAAAGGAGATTCTAAATGGGCAGTGCATGCAGGAGAATTAATTCCTGGACCTGCACAAGCTATTAGAATTTATCGTTCAGGTAGTACAATTTTTGACAAGTAGACGGCAAATTTTTTAGAATGTACTGTTTATAAATAAAAAAGCGGCACTAAGTCCGCTTTTTTTGTTTTGTTATGCCACAATGTAAACATGTATAATTTAAATAATCTTCTCCTACTTTTACTCCCCACAATTTATGCTGACAAGTTAATATTTTAATCAGCTTTACGATTTTCCAATTCTTCCAGTTCTTCATCACTTACTTCTACTACTTTAATTCTACTTAAATCAAATTTGGCTCTTTTTAATTCTGTTATTACAGATAAAATAACTCCATTACTTTCAGAAATTTCTTTAGCTAATATTTCTAAACCTAACATTAAACTCGCTGCTTTTTGTGAGTCTATATTCCAAATAGCTCTATGATTTTTTGAGTGTTCAAGATTTAACATGTTAATAGCTTCACGCACTTTCTGTTTAGACTTACCAGATAAATACACACTTCCTTCTAAATCTAATTGACAATTTAATACTACTTGAAAAGCAGTAAGCATTGTAATGTACTTTATAGCGTCATCAGTAGGGAAGTTCTCCATTTAGTTTGTCTTTAATACTAGCTTCAACAAGGACTAGATAGTTTATTAAATCTCCAATTTTTTCATCTACCATCGCTTCACTAGGAAGTTTACCTAATTCCATGTTGTCAAGGATATCCATAAAAGATATGTAGTGTTTAAGGGCAAAACCCCAAAGTACTTTTTCTCGTATTTGACCAGTAATTCTAGCGCCTACATTAAAATTATGTAATTTATCTCCTTCTGCAGCATATTCTTTGGCTTTATTGCCGAGAGTTTCCTCAATCTTCTTCAACCTCTGTTGAAGTACTTCTTGAAATTCTTGTTCTTTCATATTTTCTATTTTTTTGCCCTTCTGTATAAGCAACTTTTAACAATCCTGCTAAGTGTCCTATCTCTGTTAGCAAATCAGCTTTATGCATAGTTCTATATACTTCTGCATATTCTATATAAGGAATATCATATACACGATCACTGTTAATTAAAATTTCTAATTGTGTTGGTATATCATAAAATTCATCATGCAAAAAAAATCTTGCAGCTTGATAAATAAAATCTTGTTGCGTCATAACTCTAGACGTAATAATTCTTCTTCTATACATAATACTTCTAATTTATCAGGTTCTTGTAATTCTCGAAACCTATCAGGTCTAAATGCAGGTTCCTGTGTTTTATCAATTAACTTAATATAAATAGGAGTATTTACAACTTCTTCTAATAATATACCTGTTACAATATCTTGATTATCTAATATAGCTCTTATAGTGTATTTTACTCCTTTTTTAATCCAATTTTGGTAATGCTGTCCTACATTAAAAAGTTCTCCAGTTTTAATACTATCGTCTATACAAATAACTTGTTGTCCGATCTTCATAAAATTATAATTTACTAACTTGATTAATGTAGACTTCTGCTGCTTTGACAGTACTTAATGTAAAAACCATATCTTCATGGTTTAGTATAAATACCCATACACGAAATTTTACTTTCTTTGCTATTGCAAATTTAGTATAGTAATATCGTTTAATGGGTATTATTTTATACATTATTAAAGCTTTGGTGCTATAAAGTTATGACTTTTTAGTATTTTACCAGTTTCTGCATTATAAGTTATATAAATATCTTTGCGAATGCGCATGTAAGTATCAATACCTTGTTCTTTATATTTATCTCTTGTCTTTAATGCATCTTTTTCAGTATAATCTGCTTTTGACATATTAGATCGATAAATTTCTCTAATAGTAGTTTCTGGATCTACTCCGAATTCCATCATAGCACGTACTACTACCCACAATAAATCACCTAAGCCGTCTTTAACTTCTACAAAGTTTTTATGATCAATAGCTTGTACAGTCTCCATAAACTCTTCATCAATAAGATCCATTGCTAATCTCATTCGATCTACATCAGGAAATCCTTCTGTTTCTTTTATTGGCGCACCAAATACAGAACTCCAATCTTTAACCATTGCTACGATATCTAGTGTAGTATCGCTCTCTTTCGAGTTTTCTTGTGTATTTTTCATAAAATAATCTTTCTTTTTTTGATAAACTTTCCCAAGTATATTCTTTGGGATTTAACATTTCTTTTTCTGTAAAATAGGCAGAATCTTTATGTCCTAAAATTCCTATAGTAAATTTAGTATAAGCTGCTGCAAATGCACTAGAACCTTTAATATAATAATTAGTTACTAAATATTCTAAAATTGATCTATTAATAGCATGCTTTTGATATAAATCTACTTGAATCATACCTGCGATAAAATCGTCATAAATACCATCTAAATCATCTTGAGTAAACTCTGATTTACATCTAGGACTATTAAACCTACCAGGTAATTTGAAAATTATCTCCATTTAATTTACTTATAAGTTTATTTGCTTGTTTAAAATTTGGACAATGCCAATCTCTGTTTTCTTTAACAGCTTTGCTAGGACACTCCCAGCTGTAGACATGTTGATTAGGTAGACTATTGGAATATTTCTTAGCTTCATCTCCCCACAAAAACCAGATTACTCCTGGCTTTTCCCTAACTACTGCTTGTAAAACTGCCTCGTAAAATCTACGCCACTGCACCAGATGTGCACCAGCTTGTTGTGTAGGAACAGTAAAAGCCCTTGGAAGCAATAATACTCCCTGGCTTATCCACTCTTCGGGAAAATGATCAAAAGTAAACACACCGTTGTCTGGGTACTCACGACTTATACATTCAGAAATTTTCATGTAATTAGCATGATGATAAGAGTCTATATACTCATCACTGCGGTCCATAGGAAAGATACTTGAATCTATTCCTGGTTCCGTGTAACTGATTATTAATCTCACATCTGCAAGACTAACTTCTTTAAAATGCTTAAAAACATCTTTGCTGCTAGGATATATGCTCTTAAAAGCTGCTTCCATTGCCAAAAAGTTTAAAAGTCTTTCCATGTACGGACTTTTTAAGATATCTTTTAGGGCTATTGTCCAATCTTCACCTAATTTATCTACCCAATAAGCTTTATTTCGTTGCATTAGAATCTAAAAATAAATGCAAAAATTAAAATAATAGCCAGTATACTTACTATTATCATAGTACCATAAGCACTTAGTTCTTGAATATCTCTGTTTTTATTTTTCATGCTTCTAAATTTAATCCATCATCACTAACTAATCGTCTAAGTTTTGTTCGGCAGTAGTCAGCCATTGCAATCTCTGCGTCAGTAGCCTCTCGGTTGCCGATGTATCCGTGCTTGACTATACCTCGTAGGTCTTGGTCAAGCTCCCAAACTATAAGTCTCCATTTAAAACCATTGATGGCATCCATCAATTCATCTTGCTCCTCGTGTTCAAAGTGTAGTGTTGCTTTCATATGTAGTATTTTTTATATTCGTCTTTCTTTACTTCTACTTCTAATTTACGTAAGTCCCTAATGTAAGAGGATGCCCACTTAGGATGAACGCTTAACAAGTTGGCAATTGACATTAAAGGTCTTGGCTTTTCTTGTAAGAAAGGTATTAGAAGTAATATCTTTTTTTGCTTAGGTTCGTATAGCTTTTCAAATTTCTTCTGATTCATATTAAATTATGTGTTTTTCACCATACTTAATTGGTTTTCACCCGATTATGGATAAAATATTAGACATTTTTCACACTTCATATCTTTAGTTAATCCCTCAGATATAATTACTCCGCAGTCATGGCATAGCGTTGCGCCATTACCATTGTTGTATTTGTGTATTGGCTTACCGTACTTCCTGATTAACTTAAAAGTTAACTTCATGTCGATCCAATTAAGTGTAAAGTCATCATCATTTGTTTTAGGAAACCAAGCAAAAGTATACCCGTGGTTTGCGTTTATCCAATCCACTTTTTTTACCTTGTTTCCATTAACTGACTTGAGGTATATCCAAGGGGCGTTACCCTCTAATTCAATCTCATAGCCAATCTTTTTGAGTCTCTCTTTAAACTTTACTACTTCGTTCATGCTCTCTATATTTAATCTCTTTGCGAATCAAATCAAGGTGCCAATCTGCACCACCATAATCAAGTACAGCTTCTAAGTGATCATCATCCATATCGCATATTGCAATCCAAGATAATGGATCTTTTCCATCTTTACCTCTACTGCCTCTAGTAGCATACTTTCTAACAAGTTCAAAATCATCATCTGTGTATACTGCAAAGATTTTGATTTTGCTCATGTTTTTTGCACCATATCTAAGATAAGCTGTACCTCCATCAACCATTGCTTCATTTGGACAAGAACATGTTACATAATCATGTCTATGATAACTTACTATTGTTTCATTACACTCAAGGCATGTAACAGAATTATAAACTAATTGCTTCATTGTTCTTGTTGTTTAGGTTACATTTCGTGTTTAGTTATGTGGTAAAAATTACCCCTTATTCTTTATCATTTTGTTTAAAAGTTATATATGTTTCCCTATCTCCTTTATGTTCAATTATCATTTCACCTTCTTGATATAGGTTGTCTTCAGCATCATCTGACATCATCTTTATAGGGGCTTCCTTTTGTCTTTGTTTTTTCTGATTTTCAAAATATTCATCCCATCGTTTGTTTTCTTCACGATTAGTATATACCTGATAAACTAATGCTAGTATACTTGCTATAAGCGCTGTTATTGATAGTATCATTCTATTTTATTTTGTACAGTTAATACACTTTTAACACCATGTGATAGAAGAATTTCATGTAGTACTTTAGCTATAATATGCCAATCTTCATTAGGAAAATCAATTAAACTTTCTTTTCCATCAGATTTAAACACGATCTTCCATGTAGGTTGTGCTGTGTTAATTTTTATTGTTTCTGCTAATGTTTTTTCCATTATTGTTTTTTGTTTAAAAAAATAAGTTATTAATAATAAGACTAATTAGCCCAATTAAGATTACTGATAATGTTACACCAGTAACATAATAAGAGTATTTCTCTTTTTCTCTTTGTCTCCAGTTCATAGTTAATGTTTTTTAAGTTTTTATACATATTAACAAGCTCATGTATAGAAAATAGCGTTTTATATACATAAAAGAGAGGGAGGCTCCTGATTTAATTTGAAATCTTAGTTTAACAATTTAAATCCTCCCTCTCTAACATCTTTATAAAAGATTGTAGAAGCCCATATAGGGGGAGCTTAAAACTCCCCCGATGGTGTTAATTTTGATGTTACTGCAATGTTTTTCATTACAGCAGGTGTCAAGACTTCTTCTACTGAGTCAATTATTGGCCAAACTTCTTGGTCACCTAAAAATGCAGGAGACGTTGGAGTACTAAGCCGATCTTCCCAACTTGTTTTTAATGCTTCAGATTTGTTTAAGATTAATGGCAAAGTAAAGGCTTTTCCTGTAAAAAAGTTGTTTCCTAGGATTAATTTTTTACTTTGTTGAGAAATTTTAGAATATTTCCCGTTAAGTATTAATTCATAATCTTTTTGATGCTCTTCAAGTATTTTAAAAATAAATACTAAATATCCTGAATCATCATAATCATCTACGTAATTAGGGAAAGAAGTTATCGTTGTATAGAAAGCCTCAAAACCCACATCTTGATATTGTTTAGTTACAATAAATATTAAGCCTAATTCTCCTTGATACTTGTTAATACAAGTACTAGAAGAAAAAGCATTAACAAATCTTGTAGTAAACTTAGTTCTCCCAAATACATCTCTGATGTTACATTCGAACAAACTTTTAGGAATGGTCGTTAATGGGAAAAGAAAAGTTGCGGTTTTTGTGAATTTCATTGTCGTCATAGCTCTATATCAATCGATCCTTTTTCATAATATTCTTTAGGATGGTCCCAAAGATTGTTAGTTGTAGCAAATTCGTAACGTTGTAAAGCCTGTTCAAGGCCTTCATAATATCTTACTGAAGTTTCGCCACCATAGGTACCAATAGTAATTACTTTCATTGGCACTGTAAATACCATAGGAGCAGTAATAGACTCGGAGTGAGCTACTATAAATCTAAACGGCTCCATAGTATAACCTTTTTCAAGCAACTCTTTGATTTCTGGATGGGATACCAGTCCTAAAGAGTATGTTGCTGCTTGAAAATCATACCTTAATTTCCAAAACTCACTCATAAAGTTCATAATTGGTTTACTTGTAGTCTTAAAATCAAGAGGTTTAATCTTTTGAGTTTGATGATTAATGATAACTCTGTCTAATTCTCCTTTAATGTTAAAGTCTCTATGTTTAAAACTTACAATAAATTTATCAATTACTTGAATATGTTCAGGATATTTCTTTGCAGGCATTGAAAACTCTTGAGTAAACTTATCAGAACGTAATCCTGCTACAGCGTTTACTGCTTTAGAATACGTAATGTCTGTAATCATTGTGCGGTTACCTGCAGTTTCCAATAATTTTACATATCCTTGAGCAGCTTTGATAATAGCATCGATTCTGGTATCATCTTTCCAGTTACCCTGGTAGTTTTGATATTTCACATGCTTTAGAATTACATCACGCTCATTAGTCCACAATGATAAATCTACACCAAGGTTGCGTATTTCTTCTATAACACCATCTACAATAGTTTTTACTGCATCAGTGACACTAATGTCTTGTTTGATAACATAAAACTTGTTATCGAATTCTTCTTTTGTTCCTGTCAACATTAAATCTACTAGTGTGCCAAAGATAAAATGATCCTCTTTAGACTCCTCATTGCGTTTGATCGCATTGAGGTAGTCTTGAGGATGGGTCAATATTTTCTTTAAGGAACTTTGATTTAATGCGGGAATGTCTCTATAATCCACGCTCATCGTTTAATTGTTTTTAGTTCGTATACTAATTTTCTGTCTTTGAAATCTTTTACAGGTCTAAATTCATAACTTGTGCGTTGTATGTACTCAATAGTATCGTCGGGTAGTATTCCCTTTTTAATCAACACATCGTCTAATGATTTTAACCACACTAAAGCCAGATTTCCAATATCCCAGTTTGGCTTATATGTAGCCAATGGAGGTTTCCAAGTAATTTGTCTTTTACCTGTTTGTCTGCTGAGTACCATTTTTACGCTGCCAAAATTTATAGGCGCATATACAATCAATTTAGTTTCTACAGGTCCTTGGATAGTAAGATTTGGTGGAATATGCTTTTCAATATATCCATGCATGGCGGCTACTAAAGCCGCCCGCGTGGAAAAATGTGCACTTGCATGAATCTTATTATAACCAATTTTGACCCATAGTTTTTTATTCTGAGGAATATGCGTGATAAACTCTGGAAATTCTAATTTAATTCCGCTTACCATATCTCTAATTTAATTCCAACTAATAGTTGCTGTTTTATCAGGTACTACGTCGGATAATACTTGAGGCTCTTCAGGAACCTCTACTGTTTCTACAGGAATGAAATCTTTTTTAACAGTATTTACATAATTTACGTTAAGAAATGCTGCGTAATCAGGATGTAAAGTATAAGATTTAATCTGAATCACTGATACTTCTTGAACAGAGTACTGTCGTATCTCATATTCATATGCAACAAAAGTTTCTTCAATCATTTGTAGAGTTAACAAACCTTTATCTTTAATAATTTCTAGCATTTTGTTAGCTATCAAATCCCAATTATAAGTTGCACTGCCTATAGATAAATAACTTACTAAACTTTTAAAATTAACATGATTTCTAGACTTTTGATTAGCCATTTTATCAGAAAAATCTTTAAACAATCTTAGTAAGTAAAAGATACTTTGCGGATAATTAGAATTCGCCATAATCTCCATAGCAAGTACGTGATTATCTTTATCAGAACTCTTAAACATTTCAGACAACTGATTAAATTCTGTTTGAGTAATTACTAAAGCATCATCGCCATTTAGATTTTCTAATAAATCTTGTTCGTTGCAAAGCTGTAGCGTAGAACTATTTAAAGCTTTATCCAACATTTCACAATATTCACTTTCAATAAGATGATGCTCATAGCTAAAATTGCTAGATCTTAGTCTATTAGGTGACTTATCGTGAAGATTGCGAAGTAGTACTTGTTGCTTATTAGTTACATTACCAATGAAAAAATTTTTAGCATTGTAATCCATAGCTAAATAATCGTGTTCAGCATTAAGCAATGCTATCTTTAATCTATCAATAATGTAACCGTCTGTAGTTAAATTTGTAGCATTGACATAAGCCTCGACTAAAGCTTTTTCAACAGCATATGCATGTCCAGATTTGGACATTTTACTAAAACTGTTTTTGCCGATAAATACTTTATCAGCATCTTCAGGTGAGCGTACTATCTTAATTCCTGCATCTACAGATAAATTTTGTAGCTTAACCCTAGGCACTACTGTACCTGGCATTAGAAAATACTTTTCATACGGTACTTGTGTATAAGTAGTGTAAGGAATGGACTTCATAGCATTTTCATGTACTACACCAATAGGCTCAATATCTATAGATAAAATGTCGCCTTTATAATCCGTCTCTAAATTGGTAATATACAAAGACTTATAAAATATTTTATTGCTCATGATTCTTAGTTTATAGCCATTTTCATGACTTCTTGGTTCATAATTAATTTAGCAAACTTCACTTTGTTGCCGTTGATAATATCCTTAACTAAGCGATACTTTAAATCCTCTGTAAACACATTAGATTCTGTGCTTAGTACTACCAATCTGTCTACCATTTCTTGTGGTACAGAATGCTTAGTGCTAAAGTTCAATGAATAATTTACTAGACGAGTAGCTAATACACTAGCAATGTCAGCACGATATTCATCATCTTTGCCAATAACATGCGTAAGAGTATTCAACACATACTGAGTATCTTTCTCTAAGATATCTTTAGGGCTGATAATTCTATCTAACTTGTTATTAATAAACATAGTAAACAAACCAGCAAACTCTGGCCCTACTGAGCCCTCGCCGATCATTTGAATCAAAGGCAAGTTGCTATCAAAGTCTTCAATAGATGTAATAGCATTAAAGAATGTAGTCACAGAACGAGGATTGATTCTCTGCGTGATACTTTCAGGGTGCATCAACAAAAAGTTAATACAACGACCATCAATACCTGCAGTCTCTGCCCACTTAGCCCATACCTCTACATCAAATTTAAGCTCTACAGAAATGAAACGAGTCTTTTGCGCAACATCCAAGCTAGTAACATTATAATCGCCGTTATCTGGATTAGTAGTTAAGATAATGTGCCAATCTTTAGGAAGCTTCCAAGACACATACTCTTGGCGATCTAGCAATTCCATAGTTGCTTGAGTAAAACGTTGGTCAGCACGAGTATAATCATCTAAAATCAAAATACCGCCCTCGCCTTTACCTTGGATCCATTCAGGAGCAGCATGAGACATTCTCTTGTCTACAACACGATAACCTTTAGTACCTGCCATTTCAATTTCTTGCTCAGTAATCCATAAAGTTTTACCTTCTGCATTTTTTACTTGATATTCTTTTACAGGAAAACCAACAAGGTCACCTAACTCTTCTAGCTGTGCTAAGTTTAGTTTTACTACCTGTTTACCAATCTCTTGACCTAATTGCATAATAGCAGAAGTTTTACCGAGACCCGCATCACCTTCAATGTTAACTGCAACAGGTACTTTACCTTGTGCTTGTATAGTTTGATTGTTTACAATCATATGCTTAATAAAGCCTTTTAACTCTTCAACATTTAATTTTACTTGATTCATGTGTTAATTTTTAAAGTTCTAACTTGATTACTTTTCCAGGAAGGTTTTCGTTGTCATACGACCTTTCTGATAACACCCATAAAATGGGTCCACGCGGCTTAACGTCAGTACTGCATTCGCCGTCGGTAAAATATACTAGGCTAGTATATTTTTTAAGATTTTCATTGAAGTATTCTAATACAGGATCAAAATCTGTTCCTCCTCTTCCACCTACTTCTAAATCTAAAGTACCTTTATAAGGTTTAATGCTTGTGATTTGCGTATCACATTGTACAATAGTGACGTCTACGCCTTGCTTGTAAATATGAAATATCTCATTCATAAATTCTTTTAGCTCTGCGTCACTTACAGATCCTGATGTATCAATAGCCAACAACATGTGTTGACGCATTTTGATCTTTAATCCAGGATTATCAGAAAACCTTCTATTCTCTTTGCGTCGTACTTTTTTAGTATAGATTTTAGTACTGTTGCCAGCAAATCTACGAACATACTCACGCCAATTAAATTTGGCTTTCTCAATTACTTCGATAAGAATCTTGCTTACCATCTCACCAGGAACATTTCCTTGGCGCTTTTCTGTTTGCTCTTTTACTTCGCCGAGTATACGTTGTACTTGCTTTTCAATAAGCTTTCTTTCTGCTTCTGGTAAATCCTCAAATTCTTCCCAAGTGCCATGGTTTGCAGGATCTTCTCCATTATCCATTTGGTCACAATGTTTGTCAAAATTAGGACAACCTGATGTGCCTTTTTTCTCTTTCTCTTGCTTTGCTGCAAGCAACTTAGAATAATAATATCTACTACCCTGTTTAGCTTCTAAGTTTAACTCTGGATAAGTATCTAGTGTTAAGCCTCCTTCAGGTAACCATGTTGGGTCAATAAATTGATTAATCTCTAAGTCAAATGCAATATTAGCCAGCTTCTTATCACTAAACGGGAACGTACTAGTAAGATGGTTAAATGCAATATGCAAGAGCTCGTGTTTAAGTAATCCCATTTGGTGTTTGTCTACAAGACTTTCCCAAAACTCAGGATTAATAGTAAGTTGGTAATTGATGTTGTTTTTGCTTACACATGCAGTTGGTACACGTTTAGAGTCCCATACTTTGTTTAGCATTAAAAGGAAAAAGCCGTAAAACGGCTCCTTCAACATCAATTCTTTACTAACTTTACTAAGCGATTCTGCTTTAGTCATAGCTAAATTTTTAAGTTGTTGAAATATTCTATTGCGAAATCCTTTCCTTTGGCTTTTACTAGATCACTAAAATCTTTGACGCCGTTAATCTTTGGCATAAAATAGTGCGGTATATGATACTTTTCAGTAAAACTTTCTGAAAGTTTTACACCTGCAGCATCATTATCAAAAATACATACTACTTTTTCAAACCTAGATTTATACTCGTCCATCACCGAGTCTTTCATTGTAACAGATTCAGATTGTAGACCTATCGCAGATACACCTATACAATCGTGAATACTCATTACATCTTTAAGAGATTTAGTAATAACAAGTAACTCGCCATGTTTAGCAAGTTGTGTGTAACCTTGATGAACGCTGTAGTCAGCATTGTTAATCCATTTCTTAATCTTAGTTTCTAAAGGCTGATAAATTTTATAACTTGTTCTGCCATCTTTAGTCTCTACATAAGCATATGCTAAATCACTTGCTTTTACAGCAGTGTCGTTGTAGAAAATATGACTAATAGGAAACACATTAAATTTCTCAAGAGTAACTTTATGTATCCCAAATTGGGACCAATAATCACGATCTTTAACCATCCAGGGTCTAGTTTTAATCCCTAAGTCTACTCTTGTTTTTTCTACTAATCTAGTAATGCCTGAGAATACTTGCTTTGTCGAATCTACATTAAAAGTACTAAGCTTCATATCAAATGCTATCTTGTGAATAGCATCTTTATATCCTAAGCCAAACATTTTCATTACTAATACAACCACATCACCTGTGTCATTAGTAGCAAAATCTTTAAACATTAAGATATCTCTATTAATTTTATGAAAATACAGTGCAAAAGACGGTATATTATCCTCACGAAGAGGACTATGATACACTCCTAAAGAGCTAATATCTTCATTTAAATAGAAACTGTAGATACTTTCTTGTGGTACAAGACTAAACAAATCTTCCCTGGTAATCAGATTGTTAAATGCAATAGAATTTAGATTGATCTCGCCCATAATAAATAAAAGAGCGGGCCCGTTGTTGAGCCCGCTCTGTAAAATTAAGGGATTTTTACCAATTATCGTTGTCGATAATAGAATCCGCAGACGGTGTAGAGTTAACAGTTACGCTGTCACGCTCAATACGCTGCATTGCATCGATGTTACCAGCTTTCAAACGAGTCTCAGCTGCAGGAACACTCATGTTCTCTACAAATGGAACCCAAGAACGCGGTTGGATATAATTCTTTACAGACTGTGTAGAACCATAGTTAGCAAACACACGGAATTTACCTGCGCTAGCAAGACCATCACGGATAATTTTCATACAGCCATCTAACATCTCTTTAGCAGAGTTGAAAGAAGGAAGCTGATAGTTACCACCGTAGATAGAGTGAATAACGTGTTTCAACACAGTACCTTGTTTCTTGATTTGATCTTCTACACTAGCATATGCAGTTGCTTTCTCTACATACCAAAAAGAAGAATTACAAGCACCGCCGTTTTCGTCAGTAAACACAAGTTTATACTCAGGAGAGTTTTCTTTGTCTTCTGGCTTACGTTTTACTACGGACATAGTAACATTCTCTGCTACACCTGCGTTACCGTTGTTAAAAATTACTGAACCTTCTTTTGCGTCAAACGACGTGTCATTTAAATTAATCATTGTTGTTAAAAATTAAGGGTAAAAAAATTAAAAATTAGTTAGTTGTGAATTACCAAACGTCTTCAGTTGATTCTTCAGACTCAGTAGCAGGTACTTCAAATACCTCTTCTTCTTCTTCTACTTCACCTGCAAGCTCAAAGCTTTCTTCAGCTTCTTCTACTACTGGTTCTACTGCAGGAGCAGAGATATACTCTTCTTCTTGGTAAGGAGCAGCTGCTTCAGTTGCTGTAATGCGATTTAAAGTAAGCAAACCATTAGCTGCTACAATCTCTAAATCAGTTTCTTGAGTAATGTCAAGATCCAAGATTTTAGCGATGAAGTCATAAGTACGCTTGTCGCTAAGAGTACAAGTTTTAGTAAGTTTCAAACCTGCATCACCTGCTGCTTTACGAACAGCAATAATTGTACGATCAGTACTAAAGCCAAAAGAAACACGGTCTTCTCCGTTGATTCCTAATACACTTTGTGCTGCTTTGTTAAAAGTAAACTTACGACCAGCACCTGGCTTATCGATTGCTGACATAGTTACTACTGCGAAATCATACTTCTCTGATTTTCTTGTGCGTTGTGCGGGAACGCCGTCCCAAATTAAATTCTCCATTTTTAAGGTTTTAAGGATTAAGGATTAAGGATTAAATTGAATAATATTCACGAATTTTATTGTTTACATCTACTAGATCATTGTCGATAAGGTCTTCTTCGAACATTTCTAGTGGAGTTTTACAGGTATCATTACCTGATGACACTGTGCGGAACACGTGTCGATTTGGTTGTCCAGGTGTTTTAACAATCTCTGAGTAAAGTACAATAGTACTAAACGACTCAGGAACAAAACGCTCTAGCATTTTGCCTTGTACACCAATACGCTCAGAAGAGAATCCTGAATCATCATAGTGAGTTTCTGGGTGAGCAATTAGATACACAATGATATCATCTCTCATCACATCATTCACAGTGTTGATTAAATCATACTGAGCCGCAGCCATCTTCGACCATTTGTCGAAGCCTTTCTCTGCACGGAAACTTTGTGACATTACCGTATCAGTCATAATTCTTGACCATGTGTCAATTACTACAGTCTTTACATTAGGTAGAGTGTTTACCTTTTGTAGAGTGCTGATAACAATGTTGATGTCTGAAGTCTTGCGGTAGTTTCTTTTTTCCTCGCTATACTTAGCAGAAAAGTTCTTAAACGGCAAGGCTTTTTGGTCTGTATTAATGATTACAGTCTCATCGGGATTAAGATTTCTTAGAGAAGTCGACTTTCCCATACCTGATTTTCCTACCAGGAACACTAGTTGTGCCATAAATAAATTTTTGATTAGATTACTTAATAAAGATACGCAAAAAATCTAGATTATACAAGGGCTTTAACCACTTTAATGCTTACTACATCAAGGTTATGTCTTAGCCAACTTTTGGCTCTATTGACATCTTCATCTGTGTGCTGTGGTTCTCTAAAAAGCTCGAATCTTCCTCCTTGCGGAGTTAGTTCTTCTTGATAAAATAGAATTCTTTTTGCTTCTTCTTTTGATTTTTCAGGATCGTTTGATTTAATGCTGCCTGCGATTCCATGGGGCTTACCCCAGTCTTTAAAAGTTAGTTGCATATTACATACTTTGAATTTCTTCTTTTACTTGCTCTTGTTTTACTTTGCGTTTGTTGTATAGTTCTCCACGTAAGTGTGGATGTTCTTCTTGTACCTTACGACTAGCTCTGCTTACAGAATCTAAGTACGGTATGCTTCTAGCTTCCATATCTTTTAAGAATTCCTTAGCAGTTTTAGTGTCTACATCATAACCCATTGCTAGTAAGTATCGATAATACAATCGCTCGTTACTATCTCTTAGCGCAGGGAAATCTGTGAGTTGTTTCTTAACCCACTCATATTTTTCTACTATCATAGTTAAAAGTTTAAGGAACGATAATAATCATCGATTTTACGTAGTTCTTCTGGCTTACCCATCATATCTTCAGCTTTTGGTAGTTGATAATAACCGCCAAACTCGCCTATAAACAGGAAGCTAGCCAAAAGATTTACGTCGCCGTCACGGTTCTTGCAGATTTTGGCAAGCCTGTAACGGTTTTTGTACTTGGTGATGTCGTAACCCAAACACTTGTCTACGCCGTAATAAAACGGACTAGCAATGCCAATAGCTGTGTTGCAGTCTTCTGCTACGTTACCAGTGTTTTTGATATCACTCAACATAGGCATCCAACTGTCATTTTCTCTACGATCCATTTGCTCAGAGCTACGGTTAATTTGCGAGATTACTACAGGGCTGAAGTTAAACATGTTTCTGAAGAACACTAAAGTTCTTGATGCTTTGTCGATAGCTTCCTTGAGGTCTTTGTAGTTATTATAGCCTATAAGACCAATATGGTCTATTACTACTAGAGTAATTAAGCCTGGATTGTTAGGCACATAATCAACTATCAAACCTTCAGGACTCTTTACTACTTTCCCACGACTTTCAGCATAAGTAATCAAGTCTTTGTACAAAAAATCAGGATTCAACGAACTTCTAAAATACAAATACTTATCCTGTATCTCTTCCATCTGTGATTGATATAAATCTATCAATGCTTCGACTTCAGGACGAATAAGTAAATTACCTCTAGAAAGTATCTCGTCTACCGATGTTAGTACTCCGTGATTTCTCCATATCAAACTAGCAATATGTTTAGCAATTTGATGTTCAGGTGGAATCTCTAGAGAATAATAAATAATCTCAATATCATGGATATAACCAGGATTATTTTGTAGAAACTCAATAGCACCATACACATAAGTAGAATTTACAAACGCTGTTTTACCGACACTAGTACCTGCAAAAATTAAATCATAACGACCTTGTTGAATATTCTTTATCTGATTACTTAAAGTAGTAAAGCCTTGGAAAGGTATGCCTGTATTTAAACCGTGTTTACCACGTTCAATACTTTCTTTTAGCCTATCCCAATATTTGATTTTAGCCATTTGATTATTTTTTTAAGGACGTTAATATTCGCCTGTAGTATCTGCTGTACATTATAACTGCTTCTACTAATTGCGGGCCTATGTCTGTTAGCAAAGCTTCTTCATAACTTAATGAGTTATCTGTAAAATTATAAAGAGCCTTTTCTTTAGCCAATGTAAGTATTGCTTCTTCTAAGTCTATTGTTATATTCATGTTTATTAAATTACTTGAGAATTCCAGTCTTGTCCTTCAGCTCCAAACGGTTGTATAAATTCTTCCCACTGTTCCCATAATGAATTATTCATTACAGTCTCCATATTAGGCAGATATTGCTGTTTACCTGTTTGGATTACTTTAGCTACATAAGCTTGTATACATGCAACTGCATGCTGGTGTTGCTCTTGTGTTTTAATACGAGTCAAGTATTTTTTTTCATGTTTTATTGCTACCTGAGAGGTTGGTCCCGCACTACGAAGAATGCGAGATCCAACCTTGACAGGGTAGCAGTTATAAAACTCCCAAAAATTTACTTTGTCAGATCTTATATGCAAGAGTTTTTCTACATGTTTGTTACTAAGCTTAGTTTCTGTAAACTTTCCTGAAGCGTCTAGTATATATCCAGAACCTTTTAATCCGTCTCTTAGTTTTAAAGCATGTTTTGCTCCGTATAAAGTCAGAATCGTATCAAAATCTTTGTGATACATCAAATACAACAATACATACTCATCAGGACACAGACTTTTTTTTGTTAACTCTTTTAGGTTTAATACTATTTCCATCTGGTAAATCTTTTAAGTCTATTTTTTTGATTTTATTAGGATCAAATCCTTGTAGTGCAGATAGCATCCATACTTCATCTTGAGTGCCCTTCAAATACACAATATAGATAGTGGCTTTTTTGCCTCCTTCCATATTCATTACTCTCATAGCTTGTTGAATAGCAAGATTTTCTTCACTTTTAAGTTGATTAAATACTGCTACTTTTAAATCAGGAATAGTAACACCCATTGAGACCATAGAAACTACGCTCAATTTGTTAATTTTGCCTGCTTTAAAGCGATCTAATGCAGTTTTATCAGCTTTACTGTGGAAAGATTCATCTCCTAGTTGATCGGCTATTTCTTGGCGCCCAGAAAAAGAAATTGCTCTGTCTTGCAAAGATAAGATTTTCTTAGTTGCTTCCAGTTTAGTCTTAGAATTATAAATTACATCTAAACGCTTAGACATCAAAAATCTTAAAGAACTCCACTGCTGTCTAGATTTAGCTTTTTGATATGCATCGTTCCAATAAGTATAAGCTGCTAACTCTGTTTGAGTAAAAGGTTTCTCAATATTACCTGCTTGTACATAGCTCAGTGTGCTATCTAAATTACAGCCTACACATATGATTTCATAGTCAGCTACAATTTGATCTTCGATAGCTTCAGCAACAGTGTAGGTGTATAACACTTCTTGCTTTAACATAGTCTCTAACAAATACTCAGTATTTCCATCTAGCGTACCTGTAATGCTTAATATCCTAGTGCCCTTAGCTTGCTCTAGTGTAAGCAAACTAAGGACATTTAGATTGTAAGCATGAACCTCATCACATATAATTAGATTGTATGCGGTTTTGTTCTTCTTTAAACTATTACTCCACAAGAAATCAATAGAAATATTTTCTCTTAAACCCCAAATTTCAAACTCTTTCTTCCAACTCTCAAATATTTCTTTTCTAGGTGCAGTAATAAGTACTTTCAGGTTAGCTTCTACAGTATTGAGAGCATCGATTACTATTTTGCTTTTACCTACACGAGGCGCTACTTCAATGATGCCTTTAAATTTATTAGCAATGATGGCATCAGTTGCTGCTGTTTGTATTTTTTCCCTCATAATGTAAGATTTAATGCTGCCAGTGTGTTGTTACAACAGGGTCAGCTTTTAGTTTAACAACTTTACAAAATACTTTACCTGCATCTTCCATGCATTCTTGTAATTTGTTTTTTATTTCTTCTGCAAGTTCTTTTGGAGATTCTACAATCCACTCGTCATGTACTACATTAGGCATTAAAACTTTGAATACTAAACTTTTTTCAAGTAAATACCTAAAAAAGTATACACCTGCAAGTTTAGTAATGTCGGCACTAGAGCCTTGAATAGGATAATTCAATGACATGCGTTCAATATCACCTTTTTTCATAAAATACTCACGCACTTTAGGCTTGTAAAACTGTCGAAACTCTTCAGTTTCTTCTTGTTTGTGGTATTTGTAGTCATCCCAGAATCCTGTAGTATTATAGATTTCATCATGTAATCTCTTGTAATCTTCCCAAAAAGGAATAAAACATTTACGACGACTAATAGGATTAAATTCTATATAACCCAAACTCAACGCTCGTTGTTTCTCTTGCTTAAAATAGTTAGCTAAGCCAGGAAATGCTTTAAAGTATTCTTGATATACTTTCTCGCCTTCTTCCATAGAGATGTTTAAGTTTTGAGATATAGTAATTCCTGTGCCGCCGTAATTAATAGCAAAGCCTGCACCTTTAGCAATTTGTCTCTTGTCTTTGTGATTGTTTTTAATTTCATCTAGCGACAATCCTGATAATTCAGGAAAAATCTTTGATGCTACGAAACTATGCATATCACCAAGGCCTTGTGAATAGAAATACAACAAGTCATTGTCTAAGCTTTTATTGGCAAGTACAATCTGCTCCTGACCACTATAATCACTTACTATTAGTACATTACCTTCTTGAGATTGAAAACAACTACGAGTTCTAGAATCACTTGGTATGTTTTGCATATTAGGTGCCTGTGGTATGTTAGTCTTTTTGTTAGCTTTTTGACCACTGGACAGTCTGCCCGTATTCATAATCTGAGTAAAATTGCTATGTATTCTTTTGGTGACAGGGTTTATGTAACTAAACCAGTTGTCTCCATAAGTACTCACAACTTTTTGATGCTCAGTGTACTCAATGTACGTAGGAATAATAGGGTGTTTCTTCTTCTGAGGACCCAAGACTTTCTTGTCAACAGAGTGTTTAAACAAGCCTGTCTCCTTGTCTTTAGTAAGAGTCTCGACGCCTAGCGATTGCATAAAGCTTATTACTTGTTTAGAAGATGACCAATTGATTTTAGTAGACACACCTGCAGCAAATAAATCTAGCTGATTGTCTATATAATCAGCATATTGCTCAGGATTAGCCAAGATAAAATCATCTAGCTTCTTCTTAACAGCTTCAAGATCTTTCTTGTCTTCTTCGCATTTTTTAGCCCAGTCTTGTGGATTCATATAGAAGCCACAATACTCGATGTATGCTAGTACCACAACAAACTCGTTGTCAAGACTAGCAGCACGTGTCAAGTTATTCTCTTGCAATGCTACTTGTTGTTTTCTCATCACTTGGTGAAGATATTTAACGTCATCAGCTGCATATTTAATAACTCTTGTAGACAAGCCTTCACGATGAATATGGCCACGTACAGTTTTATCAAGTTCTATTTTGCAATATCTATACACCACTGCATCAAGCGATCTTCTAACAGTATCTATGCCAGTAGTTAAGATTCTCTCGATAAGAAAAGTATCAAAGATTTTAGTAGGCACAATTCCATGGTGAAATAGATATCTCAAGTCAAACTTTGCATTGTGCATGATCAAAACCTTGCTTTCAAGCAATTCTTTGTACACTTTGGGATCTACAGTCGTGCAGTCTACTACATACTGTTTTTGCTCATCACCTAGCTGCATAGACAGCAAAGGTTTAGTGTAAGGGTCTAAGCCCATAGTCTCGGTATCGAAACCGATAATGTCTAGTGTTTTGAGGTATTTTATTGAGTCTTCGACAGTCGCCAAAGAATAACCAGCAGAGGTAAACATACTCTGCTGGTTAGTAACTAAATAAATCATAAGTAAAAACTTATTAAGTTGATAATCAGTAAATTATTGTTGTACGGGAAAACTAAAAGCTAACTGTAAATATAAATAATTTACAATAATTATGCAACTGTCAAGAGACTTGACTATTTAGTTTTCTTTTTGTTTTGCACTTTATTAACCAATAAAGTGTGGTATGCTTTTGCGCCTCTGTAAGAGCTAGAAGTCCATACTATACGAGGATAGTTAGGCACTGTTACATAAGACCAAAAGAAAAATAATACACGCTTTTTAATAGCGAATACATTCTCATCTACTTGCACTACTTTGTACTTTGTCATATTTAGAAATTTAGGGGTTTATTGTTCTTGTTGTTTAGTTAATAGAGAAACTCATAACATGATAGTTGTTTAAGTATGTACACAATTAGTACAATAACTATGATGTATTTAAGCCAGAATTCTAATTCTTTAATCATGGCTTAGTTCTAATTAAATGTTCGTAATAAGCACGCTCACGTGGGTTACATGTTTTTTCCCAATCTTGAGTAATACTAATAGTATATTTTTCTACAATAGGTCTATAATTAGCTTTGTCAACAAAAATGCTTACTATTATGCCTAACATTGTGCCTATAAAAATTAGTTTAAATTTCTGCATAAAGATAGTTTAAAAAATGTAACGAATTGTATTCCAAGGGATTATAGAATCATGTAAAGTTTTAAAATCTTGGATATATTTAGCTTTAAGAGCTAATTGATATCTAATATTCTCTCCGCCGTACTGTGAATTTTTAGTCTCTTGGTTGTTAGGAGTCCATAACAAATCTTCACCTGGTACATTATTTATAAGATTGTAAATATGCTTAGATTTATTATGAGTCAAGAAAATTACTTCAGCTTTTACTTGATCCTTATAATCTACATAATGCTCTAACATTTCAAACAATTCAGCATAGTCTTCTAAATAACCAGGATATACTACTACAGGACTAAAGTTAACATGTACATCGTACCCTGCTTCTATAAATGCATCAATAGCTTTGATTCTATCGATGATTAAACTAGTATTAGGTTCCAATATACTTGATATCTTTTGTGGCATTAGACTAAATCTAATTCTTACTTTACCTTCAGGATTGTATTCTAGAAAGTCAATAGGTATTATTTTAGTCGCAAGTGTAGCTTTTGCAATAGGATGCGTGCGGAAGAATTCAAATATTCTTTGCCAATCGTGATACTTGGCATGGAGCGCAAAGTCTTCATTGCATGCAATATCGTAAGTAATAAAATGTTCATCTGTTTGATTAGGTTTAGGAACATCAGCATAAAAGAATGCATGATTGTTAATCTCTGTTA